CATAAGCGAATGAAGTTTTAATTTGTCTTGTTTAATATAAGTATAAGAAATCTAATTAGTTTCTCCCCCCATTTAATCCCGGGGGGAAGGAAAGCGAAAAAATTTTTATAAATGTGGAATGGTCTTTTATGGCAGCCAAAAGGAGATTGATAATATGGGAAATTTTAATTGGGAGATTTGGGCCAAGAAAGGAATTAAGAAGATCTTGTTAGTAGCAGTCCTTGGCGGACTAGCAGAAGCTTCAGCCTATTTAGGAACAGAACCAGTACCTACTGAGTATCTATGGATCACTGTAGCTGGTGTTGCAGCTATAGAATGGGTATTGAATGCAGCCAAACACAGCATGATCGAATAATTATTAATTTTTTTTTCGTAAAAAATAAAATATTGCTTACTTACAAATTTTATATTATTTTTAGATTCTAGGGGAAAGCTTTTCAATTTGAAAAAACTTAACCCGAAAATTAGTTTAAGGATGGCTTAGAAGCTCCGTATGAGCCCGTTAGAAGCAAAAACTAATTTTGTTAATAATATTTCCTTAAGCGCAATTAAAAGAGCTTAAAAACACACATACGAAATTTTTTAAAAATTATATTTTTCAGAAACTTTAGGGGGGATTTAAATAAATATTGTAATTCCAGCCGGTTACACAATGGATACTGCGGGAAATATTTACTATAATGGTCCGCGATTTGTTGACTTTTAAAATGTCAGGTAAATAGGTAAGGAGGTAGGTAAATGATACTAAAAATAAGTATGCAAAAACATACACATTGGCTTATTGTAGATAGAGTGGAAACGGCAGAATATCAATATTTGCCAGAGGATAAAGGGAAATCTCTAGCTGATGCAAACACGAAAGAAAACGTTCCAGTGAGATGGATAGATAATTATGGTGAACTAGAGAACAAAAGGGTTGCATTTTTAATAGTAAAATACGAGCATAAGCCAGATGAACTGATTTTTACAGATGATAGAGTTTATATCTTGAATGACAAAGGCGATACTGTTGATAAGATATATGGATAGACGTTTTCATGTAAGATAGACAGGAGATAGATAGAAAATGATTTTAAAAATAAAAAATGGCTATAGCAAAAATGAGACACAGAATTGGAGACTCATTGATAACATCAAAGAACTTTCATATGATTATATATTATGGAAGGAATTTGAGGAATGGAAAAGACAACCGGGTGATGTTAATGCTTGGCGAGTATTTGCTCAGCATAAAGATAAGAAATATTTGACTGCTATATACGTAACATATAAAAATGATTGTGGTACGATTTTCTTAACGGATTCCAAATGCTATATTATGAGTGATGAGGGAAAAACAGTTGAAACTGTGTATGCTTGGTCATAAATTATAGTGTTATAGGTAATAACACATTTAATTGTTAAATATGTTATTTTTTAACAAGAGAAAAAAGATAAAAATGAAATATGGATATTTAGTTTTAAGCAAAAAAGTCTCTCTGACCGGGTATCTCATAAGTAAAAACTGGTATCCATGCAAGGCGGTTTATGGTTAAATGACTTTAAGAACCTTTACTGTTAAGGATGCTATTGTAGGGATACCTCTAAGAAGAGATCTTATTATCAAATCTTTGCATGATCGTACTTTATATGTATTAGTTGGAGAGTCCCTACAAGATACTTAATGATATTTTAAAAGATGTAGCAAAATAGGATACTTGATAGAATGGCAAAAATGCGAGTCCCAGAAGTTTATCTGGATGAAAAAGAAAAATTAGTAAGATTTCAAGGAAAGTATGTAACTAAGATAAAACGAACTTATGATATTCTCAAAGAAACTCCCCAAAAGGAACGAAAACAAAAACTCGTTGAGATTATGGGCTTCGAAGCTCTTAATCATGAGGAGGATTATTTAAAATATTATAAAGTTCGGAAGGGCGACATAATAGTAGACGCTGGAGCCCATGTCGGAGTATGGACTCAGAAATTTTCTAAACTTGTTGGTCCCGATGGTTTGGTAATTGCAGTTGAACCGGATTTTAGAGCCTTGGGAATGCTTACTCATAATACTGCAAACTTAAATAATGTTAAAATTCTTCCGTATGCTTTGTGGTATACAGAAGATATTATACCCTTTCAATATGTAGATGCTTCCGGGGGAGTTGGGACTGGTTCTTTAATATATCAGTTCCCGTATTGGCATCCCGTGAGATCTATAACTTTAGACAAGTTACTCGAAAAATTAAATATTGAAGAAGTAAATTTTGTTAAAATGGATATTGAAGGATCCGAGATACGTGCTTTAGAAGGGATGCAGGAGATGATGAAACGTGTAGATGCGATGTCTATTGCAGCTTATCATAAAATTAATAATGAGGGTAAAAAATCCTGGCTTGAGGTTATGCCGATATTACAAGCAAGAGGTTTTATTACTCGAGTAGAACCGGGCCAGGATGGAGAAATTATCTATGCAAATCGATAACATGCATAGTCTTCTGTTTAGAACTGCCTCTACAGAAGAAAATTATATGAAATACTATACTCCAAAAAAGGGAGACCTTGTAATAGACGCTGGAGCCCATGTAGGAATTTATACACAAAAGTTTTCTAGTCTCGTAGGAAATGAAGGCCTTGTAATAGCAATAGAGCCAGATTACCGGGCAATTGGTTTATTAATTCTTAATACAGAAAACCTAAGTAACATAAAGATTCTGCCCTATGCCTTGTGGAATGAGGATAAAAAAATTCAATTTCACGTTTATATTAAAACGATCGGGATGAGTTCGTGTGTTTTTAGATATAAAGATCCGGACGATGAGACATATCCAATTTGGGCCAAAAGATTAGATACAATTCTAGATGAGTTAAACATCAAACATGTAAATTTTATTAAAATGGATATTGAAGCTTCAGAGATTCGAGCTTTAGTGGGTATGACGAAAACACTAAAGATTACGGATGCCCTAGTAATTGCGGCATATCATCGAACAGGTACAGAACCAGATTCTGCGAAGACTTATCCGGATGTTATAAAAATATTAGAAAATGCTGGTTTTAAAGTTTGGGTTGAAATTGGGCATGACGGAGAGCTAGTATATGCAAACAAAAATTAAATTAAATGATCAGGAGAAGTCTGTCTTTATTTCTACTGGAAATCCACCTAATAGGATTGGATTTGAAATAAAAAATGAAGAACTTTATGCTTTGATGAAAATAACGCCAGAAGATAAACGTTTAGAGACGATTACTTTCAGAGCCGGATATGAATTACTCGGGATGTATCCTGAGTATGCTGTTGGATCACACGATTACGAGAGGTATTATAAAGTTCAATCGGGGGATATTGTTATTGATGCTGGAGCTCATGTGGGCATATGGACGGAGATATTTTCAAATGAAGTTGGTCTTGATGGACTAGTTATTGCTATAGAACCAGATTTTAGAGCCCTAGGATATTTAATTATGAATACATATTACAAAAAAAATATTAAAGTTATCCCTTTTGGGTTATGGAGTGAGCCAGACTATGTACCTTTCGGTATTGATCCTTGTCTTGGTACAAGTTCGTATTTTTCTTGGATAAATCGAGGAAAAAATCCAGGGTATCAACTTACTAGAGTTAATTCTTTAGATAATTACCTAAGAGAATTAAAAATTAGCAAAATTGATTTAATAAAAATGGATATAGAAGGAGCAGAAGTTAAAGCATTAGAAGGAATGATAAATACTTTACAAAATACCAAGGCTTTAGCGATTGCGACTTATCATAAGACGATGGAATATCCGGAAGCAACGACGAAAAGAGTTGCAGAAATTTTAGAGAGTGCAAATTTTAATGTTAGAAAAGAATTTAGCAAAGGAGAAATAGTATACGCAAATAGGAGCGAATAAGAATGAAAAAATGCTTTATTGAAATAACCCAAGAGTGGTTGAAAGAGAAAATGGGTCTGCCAAAGGAAGCTGTTATTTTTGGCATTGCCTCTAATAACAATCAAGATACTTTTAGATTTTATATTTGTAATTACGGAAATGAAACACCAGAAGGTGCTGTAATAGAACAACGGGAAATAGGACATTGCCCTAAGGAGAACATAACATGAGGATTGGCCTTTATAGTACAGCATCTCTTCAAACAAAACCTGTATTAGAAGGATATGGGGGTGTAGAACCGTTTGTTGGGAGTTTAGCTGAGTATTTTGATGAGAGGGGGCATGAAGTACATTTGTTTGCTGCTAAAGGCTCATATGAGCCAAAGCATGGAGAATTACACCCATTTACAAGTAAGGGAGTAATAGAAAATTTAAAAGAAGATGAAATGTTTCGCTTTTATAAGAGAAAAATTTTTAAGGATTTGGATATCCTTCACGATAATTCTCATTGGCATCATCCGGGAGGAGAATTAGTTCCTGATGTGAAATATTTATTTACATTACATGCTTTGCAAGTTAATGTCGGTGGATTTAACCTCGAAGAATATAAGTATAATCCAACTTCCCTAAGTTACGATTATGCTAAATTTATTAAATGGCTGAATCCTAAAATAGATACCAGAACTGTTCAAGATGGAATAAATTTAAAATACTATCCCTTTAAAAAAGAAAAAGGGGAGCGGTTTTTATGGTTATCAAGAATTTTTCCTCCAAAGGGAGCACATTTAGCCATTCAAGCAGCAGAAAAAGCAAAAGTTCCTATAGATATTATCGGGGGAAGTCCAATTGATATTCCGGGGTATTTGGATAAATTAAAACGTCAATGTGCTCGTTCTAAGTATGCAACTTTTGTTGGGGAAGTTTCCCACAAGGAAAAAGTTAAATATTTACAAAATGCTCGTGCCGTTATACTACCCTTGAGTCAACTTACAAGGACACCGGAAGGACAAACGAATCTTTGGATTGAGGCAGCTTGTATGATCCCATTAGAAGCAAACGCTTGCGGAACACCCGTTATTACTTGTCCAAATGGGCTAACAGGCGAGGTTATTGCAGAAGGAATAAACGGATTTATTGCTGTGTCAGTTGATGACTTTGTCGAAAAAATAAAACGTATTGATGAAATAGATACTAAAATGTGTAGATGTCGAGCTGAATACTTCTCATTTGATAGAACAGCAGAAGGATTCTTAAAATTATATAAAGATATTCTGGATGGTATTTCTTGGTAGATAAAGATATTATACAAAAAGCAGTAGAAGAATTCAATGAAGAGAATGGAAATCGTAAATGTAGCACAAAGGACCTAGTAATTTTCTTTAATAAACAACACGACAAAAATATCGCAATTATTTTTGAGAAGATAGATCATCTTTATAGTAAAATTGAAAAAAGACATTTAGAAAGTATACAACAGATTGCTAAACAAAATCAAGTTATTCAACATATTACCGATGAATTACCCGAAAAAGGTTGGTGTCAAAAGATCCAAAATGTTCTGGATTGTTGGCAACCCTACAAAAAGGAGCCACCCCTGGATATAAAAGTTCAAAACTTATGGTATGATAGAAAACTGATTAAATTCTTAACAGGTGCCCTAGTTATTGCAATTTTTGCTTCTGTCGGTAGTATAATTGTTAATTTGGTAATATAATTTATTTTGGGATGGGATCGATTTTATTTAGATAGTCCAGCAAGGGATCAATAGGAATTTTTGAGGCTTCGACATTTAGAATTCCAGAAATAGGGGTAATCCCACCATAATATAATATTGCACATTTATCACACAAATCTAATAAATTTATAAAAGCTAGATTGTGGATTTTATATTTTGTTTCTCTGTATTGTCCGCAAAAATCACAAATATTTTTCTTTGGCGTTACTTCCCAGATGTCTTCATCGAGAGAACTTATTCTTTCATCAAATACTATTATCTTACGTGTCATTTTTATCAAAAGAGTAATACACTGATGAGTATATAAATATTTTTATCGAGAGAATTTATGAAATCCAAATATAAGCGCTGGTTATATTATGCAACGGATCCAGTTGCCTTTCAACAAGATATTCTTATTAAAGATATTCCTGGTTACCATTTAAAAGATTTTCATCGAGTATGGTTAAAATTTATAGCAGAAAATCGATTTACAGTTTTACTTGCTCCAAGGGGACATGCTAAATCGACAATTCATTCAGCAGGGTATGTTATATGGAGATTATGCCATAATCCCAATTTACGAGTAATGTTATTAAGTAAGTCATCGTTGCTTGCTCAAAAATTACTTAGTGAGGTAAAGTGGCATTTTGAGCGAAACGAGAATCTAATAGAATTATACGGGGATCTTACAAATAAAGATGCGAAGTGGTCAAATGAAGAAATAATGTTGGTACGGGATAAGAATATTCCCTATAAGGAATCTACAGTAACGGCGAGAGGAATTGAATCTGACATTATTGGAGGCCACTACGAGATAATCATCCCTGATGATATTATAGATGATAAAAATTCTCGAACGGCCCCACAAAGAGAAAAGACAAGATTAACTTATGATAAGGTTATTCGACCAATGTTAGAACCTTGGTCAGAAATGCATTTTGTTGGAACTCGTTGGCATGAATTTGATTTATATAGTGAGCTCATGGAATCTCGTAGATTTAAATATAAAATATACGATATAATTCTTAACGAGAAAAAAAAGACTACCTTATGGCCAGAACGAATTCCATACGAATCTAATGATCCCGAACAAGATACTGTGATGAATCTAAAAGAAGAAATGGGTTCTGTTAATTTTGCATTACAATATAGAAATGATGTAAGTCAATTCAGAAATGCTATATTTAAAATGGATTGGCTGAAGTATTATACGGAGGCTCCTCTTAAAACCAGAGTCTATATGGCCGTTGACTTAGCGATAAGCGAAAAAGGAGATTACTTTGCGATTGTTGTTATTGGCATTGATGATAAAGGGGACGTTTATGTTTTAGATGCTTATCATGGGCATCATTCATTTTTCCCGCAATTAAAAAAAATTAAGCTATATGCAGATAAATGGCAACCGATAAAAATTGGTATAGAAGCAAATGCATTTCAAGTTGCTGTTCCTCAAGAATTAAAAAGAAATTCTGAAGAGTTTGGTTTCTTACCTATTTTCCCGATACAAACAACTAAAGATAAAATTACTAGAGCAAGAAAGATGTCTGCATTTTTTGAAAGCGGACGTGTATATGTCAAAAAGAATCAAACTGAATTGATAGATGAGATACTTAATTTTCCGAGGGCAAATGTTCCGGATGATGTATTAGATGCTTTGATGTTATCAACCGAAATTGCAAATATTCGAGGATCGTTTGATTGGTCAAAAATTTCCTCGCTAAATAGAGTATTGAATTATGGAAGAAGGATAATTTAAAATGCCAGATATAATAGATTATATTGGAAATTCTTTTAGAAAACTTATTGAACCGGATAAACCCGAAGACAAGCCAAAGCCTCGTGGATATTCTGCACAGGCGAATCCTAAAGTAGAAAAATATTTTGCAACGAAACCCAGAGATACTGCATCCCTCGATATGAATTGGAATATCTATTCAACCTCAGAGCTCCCCTTTGCAGCAATAACTGTTCTGTCCTATAATGTTGCTGGAGAATGGAAAATTCGAAGTGAAGACCCAGAATTGAAAAAAAAGATTGAAAAGTTTTGTTATAAAACAGATTTTAATTCTATAATGATTGAGGTAATGCGACATTGTTTAATATTTGGGGATTCTTTTGTAGAAAAAGTTGGGAATAAAGCAGGAGATTTGGTTGAACTAAGGGTAAGAGATCCGCGTACATTCCAAAAAAAGATTGACCCACAAGGAGATGTGGAAGGTTATCTTCAAGTTGTTTCAATAGAAACAGGTTCTACAGAAGAAACTGACTTAGAACCGGAGGAAGTTGTCCACTATCAATTATTTCCCAAACCAGATAGCCCCTATGGATTGGCCTTGATTGATCCCTCGAAAGATACTATTCTGAGGAAAGCTCTAACTGATGGGGGTATAGCTGCCGCTATTGACAGACATGGATATCCAAAATATCATATTATTTTAAAAACTCCCCCGGGGTTTGAAACAGAATTACCTACTTCGGGGGAAATTGATACAATTGCTGCAGATTTTCGTAATATTAATTCAAAGAATGAAATTGTTACAACAGAATTAATTGAAATTAAAGCATTAGATGCTAAGGGCGTAGAAAATGTAGAAGAATACTTTAATTACTTTCAAAGTTCTTTGACATGCGGAATGTTGGTTCCCCAAGAAGTATTGGGACTAGGAAGCGGATCAACAGAAGCAACTGCCAGAGTTAGACGATTGATGTTTGAAAAAATGGTTAAAGGATTCCAGAATAAAATTGCCCGAACAACTGAACTTCATGTTTTTCAGGACCTAGTTCCTTCAGGTAAAGAAGTTCCTCGTTTAGTATTTGCTGACGTTGTCCCCGAAGACGATAAAATAATCGCTGATATAATTAGTAAGTTGATGCCAAAGGGTGATCCTTTTGGTATATTAAGCAGTGACGAATTTAGAGAAAAATTAGGTTATCCTCCTCGAGAATTAGCAGAAAAAAGTAGAAAATCCGTTTTAAAAGAATTTTTAGGACCCGAATCAACAGAAAAAGTTCAAACAAAGAATCTCAGTGATTTGGAAGCTCTTTTGAAAGAGTACGAGAACAAGGTCAAGAATTCTCTCCAAAATCGTTTAAAATGACATTAGATAGCATTATAAAAGAATATAGTAAAAAGATTGTTGCATCTTTAAAAGATTTATATATTGAATCTTATATTAAAGGGGCAAAATCCGTTGTTATTAAAGAACAAAAGGAATCTTTATATGATGAAGCATATATGTATTTTTTAGAACAACAAGGATGGATAGAAGACCATTTTATTAATACTGATTCTGTTGTTCTACACGATAAATTATCTCATGCAATCGCAACGGGACAAAATTTTCCCCAATTCTGGGAGGGTGTTCGAGATTCTGGTATGTTTAAGAGACAACGAGCAGATCGAATATTTAGGACAGAAACAAATCGGGCGTTCAGTGAAGGAACGATTCGACAGTATTTAAAAGAAAATGTTAAAGAGGTTAATATTTTATTAGGTCCGACCCCGTGCCCAATTTGTACTGATTTTGCGATGACAGGTCCTTATTTAACTAAGGACATCGAAGGGGTATTTCCAATACATCCAAATTGTTCGTGTGTAATTGTAAATGCGGAGGTTTCAAAACCCGGTGGTAGATAATAATGGTATTAGTAAGATTATGGGACGATGTAAATGAAAACTATTTGGTAATCGATAAAGACGGTTGTGCCCAAATAATTCATCATCATAAGCATCTTTTGCATCAAGGAAAAGCTTTTACGGCCAAGCATATCTGGTACAATCAAGTTGCGGATGCTAATAGTGATATCTTACTTGTAACGGGTGCAACAAAATATCTACATTTATCCTATGATTATGAATCAACGGCTAAAGCTGAATTTAGTGTTCATGAGGATGCTACTGTTACAAATGCTGGTACTGCCATAACGGCAATAAACAGGAATCGACGAGTCACAACTAGTGCTGAAGCAGTAGCAACATATGGTCCGAATGTTTCAAGTACTGGCATTGAATTAAGTGCTAGATTACTTTCGGGGGAAGCAGGTCTTGTAAGACCTGTATCTGAGGGCACTGAAACGTCGTTTGGTGAATATTTATTAAAACAGTCGACAACCTATCTTTTTAGACTTACCGATAAGGCGTCTATAACGTCTGACTGTATGGTTGCATTGGCGTGGGATGAGGAATCGACTTCGTAGGGAAATAAATGAAAACAGAAATATGTTATAAATCAATGGATAAAAATATTCTAGGTGACGTTATTTATCATGATGTTGTTATTTTAAGCCCTGGAGTTTGGAATCAACAGGATAAGGAGAGTCAAATTTATTATCCACAGGAGATTTGTTCCCGAGATGCAAAGAATTGGAAGCGATCCTTTATTTATCGAATGCATACTAAACGCAAAGATGGGACTCCGGTTGATTCTTTTAATATTGTTGGTATGACTGAAAAGCAACATTTTGATTATATTAAAAATGCAATTGTTGCAGATTTACGAATTATCCCTATAACTCAAAATGCTAAGGATGTAATTAATCAAATTGATAGAGGCATCATAAAATATTTGTCTCCAGAAGTTAGAACTTGGGACAAGTATAATTATTACAATAAACGCCGGGAAGTATATAAGTTGGAATTTAATGGCGTTGCACTGGTTATAGATAATCCAGCATGTAAAACAGCTGCAATAAACCGTTTCAGAAAATCTATCGATGTTTAATGTAAAATAAAAATAAAGAGGATATATTATGGCACGAATTCATAATGATGATTACGAGGTTACAAGAGACCTTATTGTTGGTAGAAATGCGACTATCGCTGGAACAGTTTCTGGTGCCGGATACCGGGATATTACAATGTTCTACAATGCTGGTTTCGCTGTTAGTGATTGGACTAATTCAACTAATGGTATTTATTTGCTAGCTACTAACAAGACTGCGATATCAATTAATTTTCCGTTAACGGGTCTTAAAGAAGGAGATATAATTCAAAAATTCCGAGTGCTCGGTGGACTAGAAGCTATCTCTGGGAGTGCAACAACATTAGATGCTTGTTTGTGGACTGTTACGAAGGCCGCAGCAGCAGATTGTGCAGCGACTTCTATCGGAGCTATTACACAAGTCTCAACAGTTGTTGACGTTGCAGTGGATTCTGAAAAGGATATTACTGATACAACAGTCGAGGATGATTTACAGTATTTCATTGGTGTAAAGGTTTCTACTCCAAATACTGATGAATGTATAGCTATGGTTTCTGGGGTAGAAGCAGATATCAAGCGTCTCATTTAAGCTTATTTAAATGTTTCAATGTTTATTGTATGTTGATTCTTATGGAAATAAAGATAATTAAGTTAGATAATAATAACGCAGCGATAAAAATCTTTACAGAACATTCCGATATTTGTGTGATTTCTAATATTGAAGATCTTTCAGAAGAAGGAAAAAAAGAACTATATAATTCTAAATGGATTGTAAATTGTCCTACATTAGATGATTATAACGAAACAATAAAATTAGCAAAAGAATTGCGCCCCAAACAATTGTTTATTATGGATATTTCTACCCAAATTGATGAATTTTCTAAAGAGGCCCTTAAATCATGGAGAGGGGATATTCTAAAATCTGGCGATTCTTTGGAATTAACTGACAAAGCAGATGAGGGAATCTTTTTAGAAGAGAGTCAATGGATTTATCCGTATCCAACGAGTGGTAGTAAGAGATACTTTGAATTAGATAAACGGTATCGAATTGAAGGCAGAAAGTTTATTCTCTGTATAAAAAATCTTGCTTATGGGGAATTAAAAATTGGAAAAATTGCTAATTCTGAAGACAAGGGGAAATTCAAATATCAAATTGAGGAGTTTGAGCCTTTTGAAGAACAGAAATTGTTAGAAATTCCCTCAGAGGCAAGAAAAGACATATTTGTCAATCATATTGAGAATTATTATTTTGAGAATCAATTAAAAAGCATATCGGATGAAGAACTAAAAGCTATGAGTCGACAAGATTGGATTGATGCCTGGAAAAAAGATCCCCATTGGGCGAATTCAATGGAACCCTCTTCCTTGGCAGAATATTTTGTAACTGAGATAAAACGAGAAAAATTAACAGGAACTATTTTGGAAATTGGTTCGGGTAATGGTCGAGATTCGATATATTTTGGAAAACATGGGTATGATGTAACAGGGATAGATATTTCCCCGGACGCTACAAAAATTGCTAATGAAAATAACGATCTATCTAACGTAAAGTTTCAGGTTGGGGATGCTGAGAGGTTACCTTTTAAAGATAACTCATTTGATGCGGTTTATTCCCTATCAGTATTACATTCAACAGATTTAGAAAAGAGTATTAAGGAATTATCCCGGGTACTAGATTCAGGAGGACTCTCTGTTCTTTATTTATATAATAAAAGTATTTATCCAGATGAAGAAGAGATAAATTTTAAAATTACAGATTTAGAAAAAATCTTTACTACAAATGAGCTTCAAATTTTGGATAAATGGCGAGATAAAATAGAGGATGAGGATGGAGAGAAACATATTCATCATCTAGTTATTTACTTGCTAAAGAGAAAGTAAATATGGGTTGTACTTGGAAAGAAGTAGATGGAAGATATCAGTGCCAAGCTACACATTGCCCACATCATTTAAAAAATGGTGGATGTGAGCTTGGAAAGGTTACATTAACATGTGACAATTACAAATGTAAATGGAATTATAGGCTTGGGCCTGGTACATTTGGGTGTAACTCTATGGATGTACACTTGGATGCAAATGGGCAATGTCTTCATAAGAATAATAAGAATTGATTTTAGAGGTGTTTTAAGCTTAGTTAAAAAAACGCTATAGTTTCTATTAGTGATTTTTTTAAATGTTTTTAAACACTATCTATGGTACTTCTTGTTGAAAATAACATAATACTTGGGGTAGAATAACAATGAATGAAAAAGAAGTAATAAATAAACCGTTTCCTAACGAACACAGTTGTAGATTGGAGAGTCCCGAAAAATATATTAGATTTAGACGAACAAATTGCGCTCAGAAGCATGATGGTAAATGCATTGATGTTATATATGGAATAACAGCTGCAGATAAAAGTGAAATACAGGCATTACGATATAAAAAATCAATTTGGGCAGCAGATTCTGCTCGATCTCATTGTAGAGGTCGGGGAGGTTCGTTTGAAGCGGCAGGAAAAAAAGAAATTGAAAAAGAAATGAAACGAAGAGGTTTAATACTTGAAAATGTAGAAGAAAGTGAGGATAAAAAAATGATCGAAGATAAAGCAGAATGGACAACAGCATTTATTAATAAATTACCAGATGCTGCATTTGCTTATATAGAACCAGGTGGGAAGAAAGACGAACAAGGAAAAACAGTTCCTAGAAGATTAAGGCATTTCCCCCATCACAATGGAAGTGTTAAGGTGGGAACGGATAATAAATCTGTCGATCTTCCGCATCTTCGAAATGCTCTAGCTAGAGCTCCTCAAAGTCCCTTTGGACCTAAAGCAATTAGTCATTTAAAAAGGCATGCAAGTGCTCTTGGAGTTGGAAAACCAAAAGCAGAAGATAAATCTCAATATGGTTTTTCTGTTATTAGTAAAGAAGATCACCGGATAATTGCTGGATATGCCTCATACATTATGATTGATAGCGATGATCAATTAGTAACTCATGAGGCTTTAACAGATGGATTAAAAAAATTCATGTCCGATAGAGAACGGCGAAATATCATGTTCCGTCATGACGGTGTTCAAATTGGAAAGGTTATCGAAGAGTTTGAGGGAAAAGAAACTCACGTCGATGATGTTGGTTTATATATTGTAAGTGAGATTTATGATGATTTAGAAACAGCAAACGAGGTATGGGATGGAGTTCTTGAAGGAGACTATAATGCATTTTCTATATCGTTTGAGCCTTTAGAAAAGGCAGAACACATTATGGATGGTGTTTGGGAAGAAGTGCTTACGATTAATTTGTTAGAAGTTTCTGTTTGTCAGAATCCTAAAAATCCATTATCTAGATTCGAAATTTTATCAAAAAGTCAAAATGTTGAAAAAATTAAAAAGGGCGAAATAATGACTGAGGAAGAATTAAAACTCAAAAAGAATGCAGAAAAAGCAGACCTGGATAAAGATACAATTGTTGCTTCCATTAAGGACGAATTAAATAAATTGAAGCTATTGGGAGATAAGATTACAGCGGTAGATTTATCTGATCTTGCAGGATTAGTTACCAATTTAAGAACTGATGGTGAAAAATCCGGGGACGAGAAGGGATTTCCATTTCCAGAAAAAGCCCCAAGAAGCAAGGAAGATAAAAATAGGTGGCCAATAGTTATTGCAAATGCTATTGATGATCTTTATTCTAAGTTAGATACCTCAGAAAAATCTCAAAAAAGTTCCCTTGACACGGTGAAAAAATTGAAAGCAGAAGTTATTCATAAGGGAGAAGAAGCGGATGCTGCAAAGAAAGATGCCGAGGTTGCTAAAAAAGGTGCAGCAGAAACTAAAGATGTTGCTACCAAAGATAGAGAAGTTTTAGGAGAGATTCAAGAATCTTTAAAAGGTGTTAATACGACTTTTGAGAAATTTGATGAACGCTTAAAAGCTCTCGAAAACCAAAAAGAAGTCAAAACAAAGGTTAGCAAAGAGAAGCTTGTAGAGAACTATAAACCGTTAAATGTTCGAGAAACAAATGATGGTGTTGAAATGATACAGGAAGGAGATTAATAATGGCAGCAACAGACGTTGTGACATTTCCAACAGCGACAAAACGAATTTTGGTGCATGGAGATAATCAATATACCTTCACAGCCGCAGAAACGCTAAAAGCTGGTCAAGTGGTTCAGGTTAAAGCTGCTGGTGGAGATTTTAAAATCTACCAAGCAGATTCATCACTTGCTAATATTCCACTCGGGGTTGTAGATCAAAATGCAACTTCCGGAGATGATGATGTTACAGTGAATCTTTGGGGAACAATTTGTTACGTTGCAAATTTCGATGATACATCGCTGATTAGTGCAGGTAGTGCACTTGTATTAGCGACAACTACAGCTACTTCATGTAGTGGAGCTATCAAGGCATGGGCTGGTGGAGCATCAGAATATGTCATTGGTACAGCAATAACCGATATTGCCGCAAATGGATGGGGACAAGTTTTGATCGCACCACAGCTTAGTCTAATAACATAGGAGTGATAAAATGGGAGATATTAGTACATTTCCAACAAGACACACAATTCTTGTAACAGATCCACAGGTTGCTAGATTATTGACTTTTACAGCTGCTGAAACTATTAAAGCAGGTATGATTGTAACAGTTGTAGCTACAACCGGGGATGAAAAAGTTACGGCTGGAAATTCAGGTGATACTGGTCCCGTTGTGGGGGTTGCTTTGTACGATGCAGCGACAAATGATCCAGTCACAGTTTGCTGTGCAGGATGTATTTGTTACGTTGCAAATGAATCCGCTAGTGCCGCAATCGGAGAAGGAGTTTCATTGGTGTTATCTAATACCGATGGCACAGTGATGGCAGCTACAACAGGTGCAGCTTATGTTGTTGGTCTTTCATTGGAAGACATTGCAGCAAATGGCTGGGGTCAAGCTTTGATAATGCCTTATCAGCAGGTGGTTAGTTAATGACAGATATCGCAGCATTTCCAACAATTACTAGTCGAGTTCGAATGCAAGGTTGTAATGCAATAACATTTCAGGCAGCTGAAACTATTAAAGCAGGTATGGTTGTTTGTATCAATAATAGTGCCAAAATAGTTGCTGGAGACCACGACGATGGTTTTAATATAATCGGAGTCGCGGATCAAAATGCAGCTACAGGAGATTATATTACAGTTCATACTGCGGGGACAGTTTGCTATGTAGCAAACGAGGATGATACAACAGCAATAGGTGAAGGAGTAACTTTGGCTGTTGCTGATGTGAACGTTGGTGGAGCAGTTCGTGCATTACAAGGTGGCGCTGATACAGATGAATTTATCATTGGTCTAGCTTTGACTGATATTGCAGCTGATGGTTGGGGAAAGTGTTTAGTTAATCCAGCACAGAGTAATACTGCATAGATGCTATTTTGATTGTTTAAATTTATGTTTTATATGTTCAAATGTTAAAAAAACAATGTAGAGGATATGTATGTCAGAATTAAGAAAACTATTGGCTTACGAGCTTGATGGATCTGATTCGATTCGACAGGAAAATCTTGAGATGATGTCACCTCAGCTTCGTAAATTGTTACAAACTGAAGGGATTGAATCTACAACTTTGATCCAAACAGAATTCTCAAAAACGGTCTTGGAAGGTTCTAAGCCAGTTATCTCAGCGAGAAATTGGTTACCTCTTGTACGAATCAAATCAAATGCATTTGATTGGCCTATGAGACCAGCAGCTACCTATGCAAAGAAAGTTGGGGAAGGTGCAGATTCACCTGCAGCGGAACAAGATTACAGTAAAAGAGAGTTTAGTACATATAAGGTATCTCAAGCAGCTGAAATTTCCGAAGAACTTATTGAAGATGGTCTTTATGATATCATCAATATGGAAGTTCAGTATGCAGCAGAAGCCTGTGAAAACAGGTTAAATAGGGAAGCAATCGGTACAATTATGGATAATGCTGGAAACTCTGTTGATACAACTGGAAGTGCATTTAGTGTGACGTATCTTGCGAAAGCATGCAAAGAAAACCAAGTAGATGGTTACGGTTATACTGATTTGATTCTTTCTCCAAATGCATGGTATGACTTAATGTCTGATGCTACTGTTGTGTATCAAGCATATGCTGGTACAGATAGTGCATTGAAGACAGGTAAGATCTTCCCAATATTTGGATTAAGAGCTCATATTTGTAGTGTAACAGCGAGTTCAACATATGGTGGTTTTTCAGGTACTTGGGGCGGAGATACAGACGGGTATATTATGGCTCTAGTGATAGACCGTAATAGAGCTGGTGGTATCGCAATGAGACGAGACTTAACTACAAAGAAGTTCACTGATGTCCGAAGGGATATTCAAGGTGCAGTCGTTTCAATGAGATTCGATACGAAGTATTTACAAGCCAACGCAATTAGTACAATCGTAGTCTAATCTTTTTTGATTAGGAGATGATGTTGTGCTTAGTAAATATAATACTGGAAAAATATTTTCTAAGGATTATTTGCGGAAACGTAATGCGGGCTTAGAAGATCGGCGTAATCTAACTCCTTCAGAGCAAGTTTATGCCGATATCGAATTTCCAGACGGTGGAGGACGCTTTGATGAATGTACTCATGTTTTATATTCTGTGTTTAAAGGTAAGAAATACGATCGACGAAAACTTCCGAAAATAAGTGATGATTAATGTATACTCCTCAAATAGTTACGGCTGAAGATGTACGAGATTTTTTCAATCCTCGATTATCTGAAGCAGAGTATCCAGAACAACAATTAATCGCAAAAATCAAGGCTGTAGAATATCACGTGAATTCTAAGTATAATGTATCATTAACGACTGCAACTACGGCTGAAGCAGAAGCAGTAAAAATGTTAATTGCTGCAAGAATTGGATCCGAACCTAAAGTTGTTCAAAGACGAGTAAATCTAACTCGAGAATCTTGGGTTACCGAAAAACAAGCCAGCGAAGGACATGATCCGTATTCAATTTCTCAAGGTTGGGAAAAAGATGCTATTGATATCTTACGAGGAAATCTACCCAATCTCCGTGGACTTAGAATTGTCAATAAGAGTGGATAATGGCATTTGCTGCTGTATGGCCAAAGGCTACTGCGAGTAATTTTAGTACGCGACTTAAAAATAAATATAGTCCTGAAAATCAGGGTAAAGCGGTCGGTGCTATCGCGAGAAATGTTCGTGATATTGCAAAGGTTTTAGCTCTTCATGGAGTTACTGGAAATTTAGCTCGTACAATATATACTAGACAAGTATCAGACGCTGTTTGGGAAGTCGGTTCTCCGGTAGTTTATGCATGGTCAGTAGAGTTCGGAAGTGGAATATTCGGGGAAGGTCCAGCAGCATCGAGAAAACCCATCGAACCTGTAAGGGGAGAATATTTGGCATTTAAAATTGATGGCGAATGGATACGAGTACGATATGTTTTAGGACAACATCCACAACCCTTTTTAAGGCCAGCTGTTGAACAAGTTGATTCAAAAGGAGCTGCTAAAGGTGCATTTGGATAGGTGATAAAAATTTTTGACCCACGAGACGAAATTCGAACAGTATTGAAAGCATATCAACTTTCTGGTCAAGAGGATACAGGAATTGTTTTTCATTCCATTAGAGGAGATGAAAAAATGGTTGATGTTCATCTTTGGGAAGGTGAACTTACAAAATTTGAGGAAGGTGGGAAGCTTGGATTTGAAAATCCCAATATGATTTTATTATCTATGGTTTCTTCTACTTCAAAGAATGAGCATATTGGCGGAGGACGAAGAAGTCATATTGCGCTAATTGATGCCCATATTTTTCTAGTTAAGGATGATAGATGGGTAATTGAAACTGTTTCTCAAGAAGTTTCTAATAATTTAGAAGCTTGTATTCGAGCGAGTGAAAAAACCGTCACAGGATGTATTTTTGTCGAATGTATTAATGCTAGAGATTTAGACCCATTAAAACAGACGCTTGGAAAAAGAAGAATTATTGGAATTAGAGCATATGGGGATTATGATTAATGTAAAATGTAAATAATCTAAAGGTGTAAAAAATGACAGTTATAACGAAAGGTTTTCAAGGTGAGATTAGCTGGGAAGCTGAATCTGGATATGGAGACGGAGTTAAAACAAGTTCAACATTACTTCTAGTGGCGAATCAAGTTCAAAGTGTAAGATTGTCTCGGAATACACCATTAGGTGAGACTAGAAATATTGGTTCTTATGATATAAGCAAATTTGTAACTGGGGTAAAAATGTACGGGCTTACAACAGAGTATCTTCAGGATAGAGATTATCATTCAACAGATTCTATAATGGCGCGAGCTATTGATAGAACTTCTGGAGTTTTGGCAAGTATAGCATTTCAAGTGTGTGTAGGTAAGGAACAGACTACTTCAACTTGGTTTAATATGAAGGGTTGTAAAGCTCGAAGTGTTACGGTTAATACAGAAGAAGACGGGCCGGTTGCTATTACTGTTGATTGGTCAGTCAAAGATGTTTCTACAAGTACTGCAAAAACAGCTACATGTGCTGATTCAATTACTCCATCACCGAATTCCTTTGTTGGGGGTGCTTTTAAGCGTGGAGGATCTGCAACGTGGGGATACGTCGTAGGATCGGTTTCAATGACGATTGATAATGGATTACATGAATCCAAGGATATCGGGAATACGACAATTGTTGCAGCAGATGCAGGAACAAGATCAGTAGCAGGTACAGTTAATGTTTGTCTCGTCGATGGTGGGGCTGCTTATTGGGAAGAAGTCGATAATATGAGTTCCGATGTGGTAGAATTAGATTTCGGAGCTTCTTCGAACGATCCAAGTATGAGATTCACAAGCGCAGTAATTGGTTCTTTGGAAATTCCGTTAGACGCTACTAGTGCAATTGTTATGACAACGGTGCCTTTCACAGGTACATCAGTAGTTTTTGAAAGAGTAGGATAATTGAGGGTTGTATAATGGCAGAATTAGATACAACCTGTTCAGAAACTATGACCGCATCGGATGCGGTTCAAGGAAAGATTCTTGGAAGAATAACAAAAGGATTTCAGAATGAAATAAGTTGGGAAGCTGAATCTGGATATGGAGACGGAGTGAAGACAAATTCTTCATTATTATTAATTGCGAATCAAGTTCAATCAATAAGAGTATCACGAAATACTGTGTTGGGAGAAACTAGAAATATTGGTTCTACTGATATTACTAAGTTTGTTAATGGTGTAAAATTATACGGGGTTACAACAGAATATCTCCAAGATCGAAATTATAATTCAACAAATTGTTTATTAGCTAGAGCAGTAGATAGAACGTCGGGAGTTTTGGCAAGTATAGCATTTCAAGTAGGAGTAGGAAAAGATGTTTCAATTCCAGTTCCAACTTGGTATAATTTTAAGGGTTGTAAAGCTCGAAGTGTTACTATCAATACAGAAGAGGATAGTCCTATAGGTGTTACAATCGATTGGTCAGTTAAAGATGTTACAACTAGTACTGCAAAAGTTACGACGTGTAGTGATACTATTGCTACAGTTCCAAAATCATTCGTTGGAGGTGCTTTTAAGCGTGGAGGATCTGCAACGTGGGGATATGTTGTTGGATCAGTTTCAGTAACAATTGATAATGGATTACATGAATCTAAAGACATTGGGAATACTACGATTTTAGCAGCTGATGCAGGAACGAGGACGGTAACTGGAACAGCAAACGTTTGTTTAACAGATGGTGGAGCTGCTTATTGGGCCGAGATTGATAATATGAGTTCCGATGTGGTAGAATTAGATTTCGGAGCTTCTTCGAACGATCCAAGTATGAGATTCACAAGCGCAGTAATTGGTTCTTTGGAAATTCCGTTAGATTCCACTAACGCAGTTGTAATGACAACTGTACCCTTTACCGGTACATCGGTAATTTTTGAAGGCGCATAGTAAAATGTTTAAACTTTTTGATTGAGGTGCTTAAATGGGAAATAAAATTGAGCAAGCAACGAATCAGGAAACGATGAGTATTTCATTTGTTAATGATGGAAAAGAATTTGAAATTCCTCTTATTCGTGTAAACGATATTAGAGCCATGCAAATGAAACGTTCTAAATTAACAGATCCTGATTCAAAAGAATTAGAAGCAAGTATTATTCTTGCACAGACAACATTATCGAAAATTGACGATTCTGTCACAAAGGAGAAAATTGAAAATTGGGAATATTCTGAATTCTTAAAATTCATTAAATTGCTTTGGGGAAAGAATGCTGGAAATTTTCGTGGGATCTTGCCGAATTTGCCGACAGATCTAATAAAGAAATAAGTGATCTTGAGCGATTCCAGGGTATTGATGATTCTAGGTGGCTTTTATCATATCTTTATAAATGTCCTTTGAATGTTATTGATGAATTAACGTTAAATGATTTTTATGGAATGTTTCGGATGCTTCGTGAGATAGAAGAAAGACGCAAAGAAGGGAGTCCAGTTTCTCACACGAGGGATGCGACTAAAAAAGAATTGAGTTTTATTGAAAGGTATCAGGAGATTAAAAAGAAACGAGATAAGTAATGGTTTTTGAAGAATTAAAAGTTAGATTTACTGGTGAAGATGGCTTAACTGGAATGCTCGGAAAAATTACAGGTGGTATGGGGGGTGCTACCAAAAGTGGTCTTGCTATGGGTGCTATGTTTGCCGTTGTTCAAATGGCTATGCAGCAAGTAATGAAAGTAATCCATAGTCTTATCAATTTTATTAAAGATAGTGTTAAGGCATATATTGAGTTTGAAAAAGGACTTGCTGAAGTCTCAACATTGCTTGATGATACCTCTCCATTGGAGGGTTATGCTAAGGGTTTACGTGAACTTGCGATGGCCTCCGGAGAATCCCTGGATACTCTCACAAAAGGTTTATATCAAGTGATATCTGCATCAGTTGACGCTGGTGCAGCTATGGATGTTCTAACAGTTGCTAACAAAGCAGCTATCGGAGGTCTTAGTGATACTGCGACTGCCGTGGATGTAATTACATCTATCATGAATGCTTATGGGTATTCAGCAGCAGAAGCAGAAAGAATATCTGATCACTTATTTACAGCCGTTAAATATGGTAAAACTACTTTTGCAGAACTAGCCGCTGGAGTTGGTCCTGTTATTACAATGGCGGCGAATCTTGGTATTGAATTTTATGAAGTTGCGGCATCATTAGCAACAATGACTCGATCTGGTATTCAAACAACTAATGCGGTTACCTATTTAAGAGGAATGCTCCGATCTGTCTTAAAACCTACCAAGCAAATGAAGGATATGGCCAAAGAGTTAGGGATTGTATTTGATGCAACCTCACTCAAATCTATGGGATTGGGAGGATTTCTCAGGTATGTTTCTGACGCGGTAGGATCTAATACTGAAGCATTATCGAAATTATTCCCTAATATTAGAGGAATACAAGCAGTAATGGCATTGGCTGGAGAAAATGCCGATGCTTTTGCGGGGGATTTATACCATATGGAAGAAGCTGCTGGAGCAACTGATATTGCATTTACCAAAATGGCCGGTACAATATCTTTTGAATTGGAACAAATGCGAGCTAAAATTAAAGATACTCAATTAGAGATCGGGGAAAAAATGGTTCCAGCAACTCTTGCGTGGGAACAAGCCATGCTTTATTTGGCATCGAGAATTGAACTAATTGGCAACTCTATTGACTGGCTTATGGATAGATTTGCTGGTGTATGGGATATGTGGCGAGATTGGGGTGCTTTTCTATTCGGAGGAACTGAAGCTGTTTCCGAATTTAAAGAAGTCATAAAATATACTGAGGAAGAAATAACTGAATTTTCTGCTACTCTATCAGAAACAATCAGAACGATTGGAGATTATAACGAAAGTATAGGAAAAGCAACCGACGAAATTAAAGTTCTTAGTGATGCAAATGTAGAATTATTAGAAAAAATTAAAGATCTTACAAGAATAAAAGAAATCACGGATGATTTTAAAAATTTAAAACTCAGCACGAAAGATGCAACATATACACAAAAAATATTTGATGATGAATTACGAGTAGCTCAAATTGAATTATTAAAAACAAAAGCTTTATTACAAGATTTAGGTGAAGCTGTCGATGAATACGGAGATGAAACGAAGAGAAATAATTTAAAAGTAATGAAGATTCGTTATAAAGCAAAAATTGAAGGGCGGGAATTAACCGAGGACGAAGAAAAACAAATTGAAGAACTAGAATTAGCAAATGAAGGATTACGAATTAAAATTGAAGAAGAAGCTATTAAAATAGATGATATTCAAGAACAGGCACTAAGAGATAAACAGAATCGAGTTGATGAAAGAAAACGTCAGTTAGAAGATGAAGAAAGAGCTCTTAAAGATAAAGCAAAAACTGAAATAGAAAAATTACGGGAAGAAGTCGAGGCGAATGAACTTGCAATTTCAACAAAACTAGATCAGATTAGTCAGTGGGCAATAGAAAGAAAGGAAGCTATAGATACTTTAGACGCCGAATTGTTAAGTAAACTAGAAACATTTAATGAGGAGGAATTGGCGTCGATTGAGACCCAATCAGGTTTAAAATTAGGTGAAATTGGCGGTTTTATTTATGATAGTGAAAAAGCTTGGTATGAACATTATAAATATTTAAAAGGTTTATGGGAAACTTATCCTAGTCCAACAGGACCGCCACTCGAACCAACAGAACCAGAAGCCCCTTATGTTATTACTAAAATTGAACCCTTTGTAGGTCCAATACAACCAGGTAGAGAACATTTAAGACCTTATTATTATACATCTTCAAGTGGTGTACGTAAGACTGGTCTTAAAGGTGACTATGAAATGGGACAGGGAATTCCATGGGAACATGGAGGATATGTTCCAAAAATAACTGAAGCGTTATTGCATCCCGGAGAATATGTTCTTCCGAAGAAAATTGTAGATTTGTTAGATTCTTTGGTTTCAAGACCTCCTACTCCTTCACAAGTTCTTGCAAGAGAAAGATCTCCAATTAGTCCTTCTCCAGTATCTGAAACAGCCGATACTTATATTCATTTCTATGGAGATATAATCCTCCACGGAGTTCAAGATGTCGATGCATTTATGGAAGAACTTCATCGAAGAACACGTGTCGCTGGTGCAAGATTATGACGAGTTTTGAAATTTTAATTAATCCCCGAAGTCCGACAGAAGTTCGATCTATTCCCGACGATAAAAGAATCGAAGATATTAAAATTAATAATTCAAAACAACAATCCTATCAAAATGCAACTTTTCAATTAATAGATGAAGATAAGACATTTTATAACGATGTTTCTATTGGAAGCGCAATTGAAATTGAAGTAAATGATGTTTTAGAGTTTACGGGATTTATTTCCAATATCGCCAAGAATTTTGTTGGCGGTATTACATTAAATATTCAATGCACTGGAGATACTTTTGATTTAGAAAGATACTTAACTGCTGTTAATAAAACCTATACGGGAGAGAAGTCAGCTGCGATTGCACACAATTTATGTACATCATATGGGCAAGGTAAACTTGATATATCAAATATTAATACGAATGATGGTGTAACAATTCAATCTATTGTATTTAATGCGGAAACTCTTAATACTTGTTTCCAACGGTTGAGTCAATTGGACGGTTTTAATTATTACATTGGCCGGGCACGGGTGTCGGTATAATGGGACTTTTTGAAAGATACACTACAGGAGACTATGTATATTCTGCCGTTCATTATGCTATTAGAAGAGCTCAAACATTTATAATTGGAAACACGGGAGCAAATTTAAATCATAATGTTACAAAAGTACTTCTTAGAATGTGTCGTTATGCTGAGTCAACAGGAACATTAACTGCATCTATTCGTGAGGTAGACGGTTATGGATACCCTACTGGTGATGATTTATGTTCTGGAACATATAATATTACTTCTTTGCCTATACTTCCTTCTTTAGCGTGGATTCCTTTCATTTTTGATCCTTCGACACTTTTGTTACCAGATACACGATATGCAATAGTATTGCGTACTGATCCAGATGCCTATGGGGATTCTTTTTGGAGACTTAATCCAGAGGGAACCTATACAGGTGGGGGTTCTTATAGACAGAGCTTAACACCTCCGGATTATTGGCATCCGTGGCAACCTACTGTTGGAGACCTGGTGTTTGAAGAACATGGAGCTCAAATTTTTCTTGGTCTTTCTGAAAGTCTTAACACAATAGATACAGCAAAGAATTTTTATTCTCCTCTTAGATTATCTGAAATAATTCGTCCAACAGATACTATTATTAGTGTTTCAAATAAACCAGTTTATTATTATGAACCTTCAACAGTCTCTCAGTTTACATTGGGAGAATCAGACGTGTTGGAGTTTTCTGGATTAATTCAAGATGATTCTACATTACGAAACGACATAATTGTTATTGGTGATGCTGTAAGTGCTAATACAAATGATTCAACATCAATAGATGCTTACGGGAGATATGCATTTCGTTATGAAGATACAGAAATAACGGATTCAAATGATGCTGCAACACTTGCTTCGCAAATATTAGCGAATTATAAAGATCCAAAAACAGTCGGAAGTATAAAAATTAAAGGAAAAACAGGTATTCATACAAGAAGTCAGTTTACTTTGAATTTACCGAATATTGGTATAAATAATCAGAAATATGAAATAGTCCAATATCGACACGAGATTAACAACAAGGGATTCCATACAATTATCTATTTTGGTGAGGTTCCCTGGGATTTAACACGTGAAGTTGCTAATCTATTAAAGAAGGTTTACTAAGAATGAGTTATAGTATTTATTACCATACTGAACCTACTCAAGGTCTTGGTCTTAATCCACCTCCTCATACTTGGGAGGGAGCAATACGGTTGACGTCGGCAGAGCTTATACAATGTAATAAGTGCTATTTAACTAATGTTAGTTTTTTCTTATGGTGGGCGCAAACAGATTTGCAAGGTGCCGTTAAGATATATGACGAAGGTGTAGATAGTTCTCATCCCGGTTCATTATTACAAGAAACTGCATTTGAGGTTACTGGTTGGCAAACGTATGCAAAGATAACACTAGATTCTCCTGTCGAAATTGATAAGACGAGAGATATGTGGATTTCTATTGAAGTAATACAAACTACTGAGAATTATATTATTGGTTGTGATAACGGTCCTCAAGTTGATGGCAAAGGGGGTTGGGTATATGAAGAAGGTTCAATTGACTGGATTGAATTACAAGATGTCGGTTTAGATATTAATTTCTGTATTAAAGCAGGGTTTGAAGGGTTTACTGTAACTATTGATACTGCCGTGTATACTCAAGGTTCTGAACATCGAGTCGAATTAGAAATAGACGCAAATACTTCTGAGAAGGCAAGTTTAGATGCGGTTTTGCAGAATGCAGGAAAAGTTGGACGCATTAACGCTCCTTTAGCAGACATTCAACATTATGATACTACTATCGACGGATCCAATACTGTAACTTTTAATATTAATGATAATCCGATAGGAGTTCCCGATTTTGTTACATTATTTATTGAGAATTATTCTTTTCAAGTAATAAGCCCAGAACCAATATATAAATTTAAAATTTCAGGATATAGTGAATAAATGACCCTCTTTGAGAGATATATAACTGGAGATACTAGTGCTAGTGCGGTGTATGGAGCTTGGTGGTACGCACAGACGTTTACAATCGGAAATACAGGAGCTAATGAAACTCATGATGTCGTTGGTGTGCAACTTAGATTATATCGAGTAGGTTCCCCTGGTACGGGAACTGTTGCTATTTATACAGTTGTTGCTGGAAAGCCTGGCGAAGTTACTTCAGCTACAGTCGACTATAATTTTAATACCTTAGTAGAAGACGCTCCAGGTACATGGGTAGCATTTAATTTTGCAGTACCTGCGACGTTAGAAGCGAGTACACAATATGCAATCGTCGTAAAGGCACCGGACGGAGATGGAGATAATTTTGTTTATTTACGTAATGATCCATCAAGTCCTACGTATACAGGAGGCAGTGTTGTTTATTCCTGGGATAGCGGTGATAATTGGGCAATAGATACTAGTAGGGATTACGTATTTGAGGAATACGATAATTTTGTATTATCTCTTCTTGAAATTATTACATCGACAGATTCAACATGGTCTTTTCCTTCTGTACTTAGATTACTTGAAATAATTACAGTTTTTGAAGAAATCGATCTTCTCCAAGTTCCTCTTTGGATATCCGAAATAATTACCTCTTCAGATAGTTTATCTATGGGTACGATAAAAACATTTACTGAATTAATAACGTCTCTGGATGATATAACTAGGCAACATTTAAAAACACTTGCTGAAATTGTTACTTTATCTGATTATGTTTTCTATGTCCCGGTATTTACAGCAGTTGTTTTATCGTATGTTGATCAGGGCAAGAATTTAATTAATTTGACATTGAAAGTACAGGCTTCTATAAAACTAAGTTTGGACGATGCTTTAAAATATGCTGGACAAGTAGCAAATTTTAATCCACCTTTTGGAACCTTCAAGAATTTTGATTCAACAGCTTTTAATAACAATCTTGTTGGTTTTAATATTACTAATTGCCCAGTTGGATTAGAAAGTCTTTTAACGCTAATTATATCTAATTATAAATCTAAAATTATGCCCGGGATTCCATTTTACATATTTGAGATTTCGGGTTATAAGTGGGATTGATTTTAAAGCATTCTAAGCGCAATTAATTGAAAATTCATTATCCTTAAAGAAAAAAGATATTGTTTTTATGGGTCTTTAAAATTATTCCTCGTATATTTTACGTGTATTCTTAAATGTTTAAATGTTAAAAAATAAGGACGGTACACTATGGTAATGAAAAGTGTATGTACTTTAAGCGATAAAGATCAAGCAGGAAATGCTGCTAGGTCATTAGAAACCGCCGGTTGTGAAGTCGAACTTGTAAGAAACAAAGATGGAACTTGGACTGTTCGATCTGATGGTCGATTCGTTACACGTACCATAATGGAGAAGTTCTTTAAGGTGTGATTAATATGCCAACAGTAAAAGAAGTAATAGCATCTGGAAAAGGACAATCTGAAGCTATTGAGATGGCCGGTAATGTTAACTTTGTTCATTATGACGGAGAAGGGAATATTCTTGGTATCTATGATGGACAAAATGTTATTGTATTAGGAGGCCTTCAAAATATGGCCGAGCTTCTATTAACTGATCAAACTGGAGTACAATTTGACTATATTGCAATTGGAACGTCAAATACAGCAGCGACAAACACAGAAACGACCCTTGTAGAAGAGGATAGTAGAAGCGCTGGAAGCGGTACTGTAGCATCTACGACTTTGTCAAATGATACAGCCCAATTACAAGTAACGTTTGCTATTACGGGAGCAGATCGAGCTATGCAAGAATCTGGAGCTTTTAGCAGTTCATCTGCTGGAACTATGTTGTGTAGAAAAACGTTTAGTGACATTAATGTTTCTACGGGCGATTCGCTTCAAGTGACTTGGAAGGTTAAGTTCGCTTAATTGTAATAAATGTTTCAATGTTATTTATTCTAGAGAGTTAAAATGGCGACATTTGGGTATACCGGAGCAGATGGAGCAAATACAACTGACATCGAAAACGTAATATGTGGTGGGAAATTTACTATGGGCGCTATAAATGGAGCTGGAGATAGTATTACTGCATACGTATCTTCTGACGGAATAGCAAAGAAAATGAAATGTGCATTATATGATAGTGACAGTAACCTAGTGACTAATGGAGTAACAGAAGAGAAATCAATTATTACAGAAGGAGGTCTTCCATACGAGAGAACATTTAATTTTATAGGGACAAAACCACTTTTAGTCGCAAATGCTGATTATTATATTGTAGTATGGTCGGAATCAACTGTCGGTACTGCATATTTATGGGATACAACTGAATTTGGTTCTCTGAAGTATTATAAATCTGAAACATATAATTCATTTCCTAGTTCAGTGCTTTTTACAGTAACCCTTCATGATAAAGCGAATATTTACTGTACCTACTCTTTCCTTCAAGAGTGTACCGAATCAGTTGTGTCTTCTGATCTTTTAACTCAGCAAGCAAGAAAAACATTTTCTGACTTGATAGTCTCTTCAGATAGTATCTTGAAATCGACAAGTAAGATTTATTCAGAAGTAAGTAATTTAACAGATTCAATTTCTAACTATTTACAATTTTATTTAGGAGAACTCGCGACATTATCCGATATATTTTCTAGTCGTTTTCTTGCATTTACTTCTGAGACTTTTGGATATGAAACTGCGGGAGGTAGTGGTGCTTGGATTGGTGATTCTACTCCGACAAGTTTCGGGAAGTATGCCAGAGGAACTGCTTATGTTCCTACTTATAGTGGAACATTAACTAAAATGCATGCATTTATTTACTTTTATGGGGGGTCAAGTAGAAGTAATCCTCCCATTAGCCCTGGTCCTGATCCCTCAGTTTCTGGAGATTTTCCGTTTGAGTTTCCATCTTTGCCTGAAGGAATGGAAATGGGTTCTCCTAGTTATAGTTATGATCTCGAAATCGGTATTTATGAAGAAGACTTTTACGGTGCTGATTCTCATAAACTCATTGAGAAACATACAGCGGGACCGTTTTCTACAGGAGGTTGGATTGAAGTCACAGGGTTTTCTTCTAATATTATTGCTGGTAAACACTATATATTAATCGCAATGGCAGACCCGCCTGTTAATCCTCTTGTGCATGTTCAAATTGACTTAGCATATGATGATGTAGAAGCGAATAGATATTATGAACAATCTTTTTTCTTTTTCGGCTGGCGTGACCCTTGGAATAAGGCAGAAGATGGCACAGGTAGGAATTATTCTATTTATTGTACATACCTAGTACCATACACATTTCAAAAATGTATCGAATCAATTTTAATGACTGACTCGATTCAGAGTTATCGGGAAATTTATCGAAATTTTATCGAAACTGCTACGTTAATTGACAGTATTTCATTACCTAGAGTACAAATACTTACAGATACTACTTCAATAATTGACAGTATATTAAAACATACGTCGAAGACTTTAACAGAATCTCTATTTTCTACGGATATTGTTCAAAAACAATTACAATTTATTTTGATTGATAGTATCTCAATTGACGATATATTGTCTTTTCTAACAATAAAGTCCTTCCTTGACATAATTAATTCAATAGATTCCTTTTCTCCAGGTCTTTATTATACGTTTGAAGATACTGTAATTTTGACAGATATTATTACTAAATTTACAGTGACGCTTTATTTTGAATCTATAATAATTTCGGATACCCTTGAAAAATATTTGGAAGCTCACTTAAGTCTTAGTGATATTATTATCTTATCTGATGTTCTCTTTAAATCAGTAAGTAAAACTTATTTAGAAATTGTAGCTTTATCTGACGTGTTTTCTAAGTTAACAAAAAAGATTTTTTTAGGAACTATTATCTTAACTGATAGCATTGAAAAATCTATATCTCTTTTTCGATTATTGTCCGATATTTTTACTTTAACAGATACAGTTTCATTTTCAACATCTATTTTCAAAATTGAAACAATTACTTCGACAGAGTCAATAGAGAATTATTTAGAAGCTCATCGAGATTTCACAGAAAATATTATTCTTTCAGATGCTCTTTTAAAATTGTCAAGTACGACCTTTTCTGAAACAATAAACGCAATTGATGTTACTTTACTCGTAACTTCTATATTTCTTTTTGAAGATTCAATACTAGCAGATTCTATTGAGAATATTTTAACGGCCTTTCGCTTATTTCAGGAATCTCTGTCCCTTACAGATAGCATTAATATCTACTCAATATTATTTAGGACCTATTCCGAATTAACAACAATCTCAGATACTGTTGAGAATTTTTTATCAGCTCTTAAGGAACTAACAGATATAATCTCATCGGCTGATAGCATATTAATAGTTGGAGCTTTTTATCGAATCCTAGAAGAGGATATTTCACTAATTGACAGTACTTTGTTCTACACACAATTTTCTTTATTTGAATCCGTTGGCATCACAGATCTAATTCAGAAATACATGTCTTATGTACGATTATTTGACGAGTCTCTATCTCTTACAGATCTCATATCAAGATATACTATTTATAGTAGAGTATGTAGTAATAATATTAATACTAGTGATACATTTACTAGTTATATACAGTTGTATAGAACTTATAGTGAGACAATTAATTCATTTGATATTTTTAGTAAATCTGCTCTATTTGGGCTTATCAATGAAGAAGTAATTAGTTTAATTGACGCAATTACAGTTCCTCTTGTTAGAATCTTAACTGAAACTGTTATTTTAAGTGATTCTCTTATAAATGTTACTTGGATTTGGAAAGATGCTTTACGTATCGAATCTTATTCAAATCAAGTTCTTAGAATGGCAACGAAATCATTAATGAGTTGAAAAATAATGGTAGAAGAGGAAATTAGTATAACAGAAATAATTACAGTTACAGGCACTCTTAAAAATATTGCTTGGCCCTGGAGTCGTGCTTTACATGTTGAATCTTGTTTGAATCAAATTCTTCAGGTGGATTCCTACTTAAATCGAGAGGTAAAATTGTTAAGTTATTTAAATAAAAGTTTAAGATTGTTAAGTTATCTAAATAAGAATATAAGAATTGAAAGGAGAAGATGAATATGGTAAATGAGGTGATTAAATTACTACAACAGTAAAGACACTATTTGCAGTAGCTGGTGATTATGGATATGATATTCCATTTTTATTAGAAGACTATAATGGAGATGTTGTAAATTTAACTGGATACTCTATAGTAAAATTTAAAATTGCAGATACCTTGACTGCTGCTTCTTGTAACTTAATAGGATCTTGTTCTGTAGTAAGTGCAACTGCCGGGAGTGTTGCTTATACTGTTGGGAATGGAGATTTCTCTACAGCTGGTACATATCCCGCTGAAATTGAAGTAACTTATACTGCAGGAAAGATATTGACATTCAGAAACCTTGAAGTTAAGATTTATGATCAATTAGCAAATACTGATAGCTAGAGAAAAATATAAATACCCAGCTTCCTTTACATTTTTTTGTCTCTCATAGAGAATAGGGAATGCGGTATTCATATGTTTTTACTCTCCCCAAGGCAAAGAACCTATTTTTTTATCCCGCATTCCTATCTTTTCTCTTCGAACTTTATATATCAATTTTAATCTCTTTTTTTTGTTTCTAATAATAATCTATTAGTAACTTTTGTTTTTGCTCCTAAGGCATGCCTAAATGGTTTTTAAGCTACTTTTATAGCCTATCCTTAGTCCTATTTTTGTTATCTTTAATTGTTGAGAAATAGTATTGGAGAAAGGTTTATATATTGATGAGTTCTATAGTCCCTTGGGGTAAAAAATGAACAAGCAAACTAATTGGAAAGAATTAATGAATAAAATATATGAAGATCAAATGGGAAGCTAAAAATGGAGTTAGATGAAGATATATTTCTTGAATTAAATTCTATAACCATAGCAGGTAGTAAAATTTCCGGAGTCATGACTATGAGAGATACTTTAAAGTTATTAATTATAACTTATTATCTAACGTTTGGGTATAAGAAAGAGAAATGGCCGAGTTGGTTAAGTGAAAACATTGATGTTGAAAGGCTTGAAATGTTTATCAAAGAAGGTAAATTTAAATTATAGAATGGGGGGACGTAAAAATGGTCTTAATTAAGTTCTCTCAGAAATGGGCAAAAGAAATATTTGAAGAGAGGATTCGCAAACTCTGGAAGATTGCTTGTACTAGGGCTGCTCCGGATTTGTGGGTAAAAGTATTTTTCTTTAGGGATAAATTTTGGTATAGTAAGGTTAATCAGCGATGGTATCAATATGATCCAGAACAGAAGAAGAGTGTTGAAGTATCTCATCCCGGGCTTAAAAGAATGGATAAGGCAAGGGTGTTTTTTGGAGACGGATATAATTTTGATGATATGCTTTTGTTAGAAGTTTCTCCTGTTACAAAATGCACAGGAAATTATCGATGTGCTCAACCTATGGGACACGGTTTTTATGATAAAGAATGGAATTTTATTTATGCTCATCCCAAGATTAAACATTGTATTACTTTGAAAATAGGAGAATCTGCTGAGGACGGCAAAATTGTTTCTTTAATGATTCATGAATTTAAACATTATTTACAATGGAAGAAATATGGAGCACTTGCTATGGATAGGAAGGTTAATGGAAGAAGATCTGGTCCTATTCAGGTGGAAGCTGATGCAGATAAATATGCTAAAAAGAGAACGGAGAAGCTAGGGTATAACTATAGGTAATTTTTAGCATTTAAGCTTTATATGCAAGCCGTTAGGCAATTTAAAATTGTTTTATATGATAATCTATTTATAAAGATTGAAATGTGTGTTAAACCCCTTTACGGCTTCCTTAAAAGAGATATATAAACGTTTCTAAATACCGTCAAGTAAAAGGGTTTATAATTGACTACAATTGAAATAAATTTAGGAGATGTGATTAGATAAGACCCCCAAAGTATATTTCGAAAAATATTCTTGCTAAGGCAACGGAACGGAAAGAGAAAACTATTTTTAATGATATTTTTAATTTATTGAAACAAGGTGCCCCATATGGTTATATTAGGAAGTTTCTTGAAGGAAAATATGAGATGTTCTTCGATGGGAAGGAAAAAGCATCTCGATATATTCGAAATATTGTAAATAAATATTTATTTAATTGTATTCTTTGCGGGGAACCTAGATATTGTACTAAAGTATTTACTCTTTATTGTAAAGCTCATTTTGAAGAATGGAATCGATTAAATAAATTAGCTTATGAGTCTTGGGAGAAAGAGCTTTTGAAAGAGATGGAAGAGAATCCGGGATATTGGAATGACTCATTTGGTACTCACGGGGATATGACCGATAAAACTATGGGTATTCATAATAAATTGGGAACGTCGAAGTTAGGTCCCCATCGGAATAAGAATTATAAGTCGGAGAGTACAATTATTAAGCATGAACTTAAAAAATTAGGGTTGAGGAGTTATGAGAAAGAGGGCAAATCAAGGAAGGAAATTGAAGCATAGTAGTAAGCGGCATGGGAAGCATATTCAAGCAAAAGAACATCAAAGGGAAATAGTGGATAGACTCAAAAAACGTGGTGGGCATTGGATTCAAAAGATTCCGGGGGTAATGGTCGGATGACGAGTACAAGAATTAAAGGAGCGATTAGATATCTTCTTTCAAGGGAAGAGGATAATTTTATTATTAAGGATTGTTTTATTTGTAAAACGCGAGGACATATTTTGTCTCATCGACAATTAAACGCTTTGGAAGAAAAATGTAAAAATAAGAAAGGTCAAATAAATTGGAAAAAGTTAGAGGATAAGTTAGAAGACCCAGAGATTCAATGTAATGTTTGTCACGGGGAAGGGGAATTAGTATACCCGTATTTGAGGTGATAATGTGGAAATTGGAAATAAAGTTCGTGTAAATAATACGAATTCCCGTTGGCACGGGAAAGAAGGAGTTATTGAAGACTTCGAGAATTTGCAACTTCGGGATGAAAGCAGTTTGATCCTAGTTAGATTGAAAAATAAACGAGGATTAGATTGGTTTTATGGGAAGGAGCTAATTGAAATTGAATGAGGAAATACTATGAAAGAATTATCATTAGAGGAAATTAAGGAAACAGTTAAGAATTTTAGTACAAGTTGGTTGAATGTTGGTGAAGGAGATAGTGCAAAATTTGAAGTGGTAAGTAGGACTTTATATAATGTTCCTGCTGGGGAAGACGGATTAGATGGATCTGTAACAGAATATGATCGATGGCAATGTAAAGTTATTGATAAAGACGGTGTTACAAGAGTTTTAAAGGTTCAACAGAGACTAGCCCAAGGGATGCTTAATTTAATTGAGGAGAAAGGATTGACTTGGGATAAGCATTTTAAAGGCAGTGTTTGGTTTGTTGAACGGATTGATCAGTATAATTGGAAGATAGAACTTTTAAATTGGGAAGGAAGGAATGGAGATGACGATACTTCGGTATCATCGGAAGAATCAAAAGAGAAGAAGGAAGAACCAGGAGAAAAGGATCTGCCGAAAAAGGAGTCAAAAGAACCAAAGATAGGAGACTTTTCGGCAAAAACTAAAGTCGCTTATACTTTAATTAAAAATAATGAATTAAACGAAAAAGAATTTACAACGGACGCTTTACAAACGGTGATTTCATCCTTGACAGATTTGAACTTGGATGATTCTGCAGCAGCGATACAGGATCTTGTTGTAGGAAATGTCATTAAAATTAAAAACGATAAGGTTGTGTGGTTGTAAATGGGAATAGCAGAACATGAAAAGGATTATAAACCAATGATTTGGGAAAATTGGACACTTCAGGAGATGGGAAACGCTGTTCATTTTTATGCAAAGCGAGCTGGGATGAGATCAAATAAAGAGAAGGCGGAAAAAGATCTACACGATGCTCAGAATTATCTTGAATTGATGAAAAAGAAACTTGATCTGATTACTGGAGATCTCGCTGTGAATATTGAAATGACGGGGGCGCCATAATGGTAACAGGTGCGAAAACACAATGGGATGAAAAATATTTACGAGAACATCCTTTTATGCCATTTGGGTCAATGATGAATGCTTTTGGTCGAATTAATCAAGGAAAGGAAATGCCGTTAGCAGCTTTTATCGTTGCTGCCGATGCTTTATTCAAGAAATCTCAAGACTATGTTCTCGAACAATTTAATAGTGTTCATCGTGACGATGAAGTAGATCTGCCCCGGAAGAAGAGCTAATCATGAAACTAGATAAGGTTTTAATGTCCTATGTAAATAAAGGCAAGGGCAAAAAATATAAGAGAGAGATAGGACGATACTGGGCAAGCGATCTTTATCGAATTAAAAATAGATACCTGACACCAGAGAATTTTTTTGAAAAACAAGAGATCGAAATAGAGGGTTGCCGGATGATTTTAACGGGAATTGCAATGGAAGATATGCTTACAAAGATATTTGAGAACCAAGAAATGGATTGTCTCCCTCAAGAAAAGAATGTTTTGAAGATTTCCGACGAGATTAGTTTGGTTGTTAAACCAGATTATGTCTTTAAAGACTTTGTTGTTGAAACTAAATTTCCGTTCTCTGCATTTAATCCGTATGAGATTCCTCGGAGATATGAGTATCAATTGGAATGCGAATATCGGGCATTTGAACCCAGGGAGGTTTATCTTGCTTTGTTTTCTGTTCCGTTTAATCTTACTTTTATCCCATATACACCTAGTCAACGTCGATGGAAGAATATTCAAAAAGTTCTTTTGAATTTTCATGCTGAGTTGAAGGAATATTTGACAATGGATGCTCATGAAGGAAAAGAAAATCAATAAATATCTTGTTTATGACCTTCAGAGGTATAAAGAGAATCTTCGTGCTCTTATTTGGCATATTGAAATTGATAGTAAGAAAAACTGTGTCTTGAAATCAATCTACAGTGCCTATGTTAATTTGATTACTTGGGACTCGTATTGTACCTGTATAGGTTTTCAGATGAGGAAGAAACCTTGTTGTCATTTACAATTTTTGTTTGAGGACGAGAGGTATAAAAAGACGGTGAAAGAATGGTTAAAGAAGAAATGAGAGAGGTATTGTTTCCAGAGAGTTCTTTCTGCATTGAGTTAACAGACGAACAAGGGGATAGGATGTTTAAGTTACTTGAGGAGAGAGAAATACCGTTCTATTATATTTACGATGGAACGGATACAGGTGGTTGCGTTTCTTGTTTCTGTAAAGATGTATCTGAAGCTAAAGTTGTAATTAACTTATCTGACGAAGGCAAGAATTGGTTGGCAAGCCCAGATTACTTGAAATCAAGCAAAGATGGTGTATTTGTTGAATTGATTACACCTGAAAATCCTGATGATGGTAAGCCAATACCTGAATTTGAAGATGTGTTTAAAGTATTTGAAGCGACTGATGAGAATTTAAAGAAATGGAAGGAAGGCGAACTGAGTGGTTGAAATAAATCTTAATGATATTCAGATAAAACAAGTAGAGATCTTTTTATTGGCTCATGAGGAAGACATTGCTGAGGGGTTAATATATGGGTTTACAGATTTCTCTTTATTAAATGAATTCTTTGAGGTAATGATAGGAAGAGTACCGGAGGGATAAAATGAAAATCTCAAAACGACTTAAATTTTTATTGAAGTTTATGTGCATTCCAATTTATGTTGCAATTGTAGTAGGAATTTTATTGCATTTTTTGGGTCTTGTAGAGGGATCGATTCTGTTAATTCTTAGTTTTTTTGCTTTAGGAAGTATCGTTATGTTAGGATGGATAATGTTGATGGGATTTATTATAACTGTGAGGAAGATATAATGAAATATTTGAAGGCGAGATGGGCGACACTTATAAATTGTTTATGGGTGTCGTTTTTGAGTACAGTAGTTTTTTTGTTGGACGGAGTATATCCAATTGATTATATGAATTGGATTAGTATAATAAGTATTATGGGAACTATGCTTCCCTGGTGCTTTGTTGATTATAGTAATTTTTAGGGGGTTAAAAATGGAAGATATTATACCAACTGGAAGTAAAGTAATTGATGAGTTGTTAGAGGGGGGTATTCCATGTGGGGCAACTTCTGGTGTTTTTTCGTTGCCTGATGCAGGAAAATCGTGGTTGACTCATCAAATTGCCGTTTCAAATTTGAAGCATTCTGATAGAGGTTCTTTGATTATCGAAACAGAAGCTTATAAGGATAAATATTACGGACGATATTCAGATATTTTTTATAAGCGGTTCGATGTAAAGGACAAAAAAGTAGATTATATTCATGTTCGGGGTTTGAAGTCCCTTTGTGAATTATTTGGTTTAGAATATATTAAAGATGAATCAAATCCGAAAAAAATTAAGATTTATATTCGAGGGATTCCAGAAAAGAAGCAAAAGAATTTTCCTCTAGTTTTGGGGGATAATGTATTGAAAAAGTATTCTTTTATTGGGATCGATTCTTTTAGTAAACCTTTTAAGGGGGAAATTTCAGGGGGAACAACAGATTTTCCTGCTCGAGCTCAAGTATCTGATAGATTATTTTTTCAGTTTGACGATATTTTTATGAAGCATAATACTGCTTTATTTGTTACTGTTCATGCGAGTAAAGATCCGGTTTCTCCGTTTAAGAGACCGCATCAGTATGGTGCGGAGACACTGTTATTTAATTGTAAATTTTTATTGGGGCTATTAGGTCCTGCTAAGAAAGAGTACGAGGAATGGGGAACGGAAGGAAGAAGAGTTGAGTTAAAACGATTTCCAGGAATTCCCCCCGTAACAAAGTCCTTGCATTTAAAATATAATTGGGGATTCGTATGAGTGGCTATGAGCAGTGTCCGGAATGTCTTAATTATTCCTTAGTATATGACGAATATTACAAAAGGTGGATGTGTCTTATTGTTAATTGTTCTGCATCGGAACTATCATCAAAGAAAATTCGGAAATTTGCAGAAGAGGTGAAAATCGATGACTGTCGATCACGTAATAATTGATAAAGGTCGAGAAGAACCGGGGAAGGAATCTCCGCAACGGAAACAATATCTTTATAAATTCGGCGTTCCTTTTATTGAGCAGAGATTGGAGATAGGAGATTATTTAGTTGGCAATTACCCGATTGAGTATAAGTCTTGGGAAGATTTTTATGCTTCTATGTTGGATGGGCGATTATTTGAACAAGCAAAAAATTTGTGCCAATACGCTCGTCCAATGATTGCTGTTGTTGGAAACAAGTATAAAGCGCTGTATAATATGGGAAAGTATCGAAAAGGTTCCCCGGATGAAACTATTAGGAATGGTTTGGTTACATTATATAAATCATTTCCGATTTCAGTGATGATGTTTGAGAATGATAAAGAATTTTGCTTATTTGTAAAAGGATTATATGGTTCGTTGAATAAAGAAAAACGAAAGTATCGACCTATATTTCATCGAAGAAAACCGAAGAGTTTAAAGGAAGTGAAAGAGAACGTCATAGCAGAAGCTCGTGGTGGAATTTCCATCGGGAAGTCTAAGATTTTATTAGGAGCTAATAACTACTCTATTAAACAAGTGATAGCTGATATTGATTCGTTAAAAAATGTTAAAGGTATAGGGCCGAAAATAATTAGTCGGCTTAAGGAAGTGTTTGATTGAAATTAAAAGAGATCTCGAAAGATGATTTGATTTTTGGACGCAGAATTTGGTGGGAGAAAAATCCGGGTACAGAAGGATGGCTTGAAGTTAAGATGTCGTCTGATAATACTAAATTTTTCTTTATTCGAAAAGAAGCAACATATGAGCTTACTTTAAAGGCTTTGAGAGAGGCAATTGAGAAGCAAATAAAGAAGAAAAAGTGAGGGCATGAAATTTTGTCAGATGTTCGAAGGATATCAACGGGATTTTGGTTGTCCTTCTAGAATACGGATAGATTCTATAAAGGAATTATCTAGATTAATTGATGATAATGAAGGAGTAAATCCTTGTTTTTTGTCAATTTCATATTATGAGGAAGATACTCCCTATTTAAGATTTATTCCTTTTGATCTTGATGGGGAGGAGTATCGAGTTCTTAAGGATTCGCAAAAGTTAATAAAAGATTTTGAGGATCGGAATATTCCCTATACTTTAAAATTTAGTGGAAATCGAGGAGCCCATCTTGTCATTGATTTAGGTTTTAAGCCGGATGAACCACAATTTATCTCACCAAAGATGATGAGAGATATTCAGATGACTTGTATGGAAAGGAACAAACTGGAGACTTTGGACTATCATTTGATAGGAAATATTAATGCTTTGTTAAGAATTCCTGGGACTCTTCATGAAAAATCAAAAACTTATTGTACGATAATTAGGGAAGAAGGCGGGGAGATTTCATTTACAGAACTTTGTAAACGTTTAGACGTTAAGGAATACGAATATAAATTTTCGAATAACTTTGTGGGAAAAGAAGCGATCCATCCTTATCCTTGTTTGGAGTATTTTATAAGAGTCCCAAATCCATTAAATTATTGTCGTGTTGCATTTGCAATTTATCGATTGAAACGGGAAGTAGAACTTGAAGATATTTATAATGAATTGGAGAGTTTTAATTGGGTAGATTGGAAAGAACGTAAAACGAGATATCATTTGAATAAGATTTCTCAAAAGGGCTACTCTATGCCCAGTTGTAATAAGCTTAGACAATTCGGATTGTGTTTGGGCGGGGATTGTAAGTATGATGATGATAGAATATGGAGATTTATTGAAACGTTAGTGAGGTAAAAATATGGATGATTTAGAAGAGCAAAAAATAGAAGAAGCGGAAGAAACAGGCTTCAATAGGGAGATGATTCTCGAATTCTATAAACGGGGTGGTAAGATGTTATCCCGGTTTAAGGATGGAGAGAGTACAGGAAAATATATTTTTCCGAATAGAACAGAAGATACTGAGAAGATAGTTGAAGGAATGCCATATAGATGTATGGTGAAAGAACCAGATGATTGTGGGGCTGCTTTTGCAAAAGTAATTAGTCAGGTATATATTCCCCGAATAATTATACGAAAAGGCTTTGTAATCCTTACTTTAAAGGGTCGCGAAGGAAAAGTGGAGCATGTTGCAGTACCCTCGTTGCGAACTGCCTTATTAACACTGATGGAAAAAGGAATTTATCGGTGGCTTATGATTATCCAAACAGAAGATTTTTTGGATGATGATAAAAAGATTTCTGGTATAGATGTAAATAAATTTTGGGTGAGTAAATAACTATGCAATATTTAAAAATAAAAATCCCTTATAAGTCTTCTGAATGGATTAAATTAATCCCGCTCGGGGATATTCATTTGGGGAATTCTTCGGTGGATTTGGTGAAGTTGAAGGCGATTGTTAAATATATTCAAGAAAAGAAGAATACTTATTGGATTGGGATGGGAGATTATGTAGAAGCGATTAATTATAGTGATCCTAGATTTGACCCTAGTACTGTTGATATTAAAGGTCTTACCTTAAAAAATCTTGATAAATTGGTTCAGTTACAAATAAAAGAGCTTGTTGAAGTCCTTGAGCCGATAAAAGAGAAGTGTATTGGTCTCTTGAGAGGGAATCATGAAGAAGTTATTAGAAAGTTCAATCAGTATGACGTCATTTATGAAATTGCTAAGGATTTGGATTTAGATCGAAGTTTGCTTTTATATGACACGGCTATAGTTAGAATGTTGTTTGAGCGCAAGGCAGTATTGGGTAAGAGTTGTCATTCGAAGCAGATTGATATTTTAGTTTCTCATGGAAATGCTGGAGGACGTACTTATGGGTATAAATCTAACAGATTGTCGGAATTAGCGAAATGGTTTATTGCGGATGTCTATCTTTTGGCCCACTCTCATACTAAACAGGCTCAAAGTTCGACACAAATATATTTTGATCGATCTGGGAATCAACAAAAGAAAAAAACAATTTCAGCTATTACGGGTTGCTTTTTAAAAAGTTACGATGTAGATAAGAACAGTTATGCAGAAAAGATGTGTCTTCCTCCAACGGATATTGGGGTAGCTAAAATTATGATTCAACCGGAAACGGGCGATATACATATTAGTTTATAAGATTTGATCCGAAGGGAATGAAATGGGTAAAAAATGCGTTTACTATCATTTGGATAGTGACGAACCAATCGAAATAGAGTTTGATTGGGAAAAGATAAATAGGATTAATAGGAAATTGGGATTGCCTGAATGGTATCCCGACGACTATAAGAAGGAAATAAAAGATAGGGTCGAATTGTGATCAAATGGATATATGTGATAGATGCCAAAAAAAGAAGGATAAAAAATGCACTCGTTCGGGAATGCAGTCTTGTAGTGAATTTATTGATTCAAATACTTTTGATGAGGTGATTCAATCGTAGATATTTCTGAATTACAGTCGATTATTTATTCTTCTGTTGGGGGATATATGTTAAGGGTTCCTATAACTGGTATTTTTTTAGGGGCGTCTTTTGTGTCGGCTGAGATTCCGGATACTCTGAATGAGCTTCCTTATGCCGAATACGTAAAAACACCAAGTTGTGTATTTAATGAGAAAATGGAACCTCTTTTTCAATTTAAACTTAAAAAAATATATGTTCCAGAGATGGTGATAAAATATGAGTGAATCATTAATAGGAAAACCAGATACTGTTGATACTAGATATTTTGGGGTCGATCTGGAGTTAGGAGTCACTACTGTTGAAGTTTACTTGAAGAACCGGATAGATAATGCTAAAGTATTCTATAAAAGATATAGGGACAATCCACAACAGTTTAAAATGAAATATCCAAAGATATGGAATAGTATTCCTAATAACTATGGAACATGGACGAAGTGGCTCTTTAAGTATTGTTTTGGAGGTTGATTAAATGGATTATGAAACAGATAATAGATGCATGCCTCATGAACCGAAGGGATTAACGATGATAGATTTTCAAGAGACGCGATTAGTTTCTAAAGCAATGATAAAATTCGGTGGAGATTTTGTTGGTTATCTCGGTAAAGCTTTAATACAAGCCGATGATGATAATGTACGTCGTATTTATGATGCGTTTCCTGAATATTGGCAGAAATATCATAAGTTGGCGATTGAATACAAATTGGGAGAAGAAAATGATGGCCGATAGATACAGAAAAGGAGAAGAAGGTTGGCGAAAAAGACACAGAAACGATACAAGAAATCTTTATGATTTGATACGATATTTTGAATACGGAAAAACTTCAGGATTTAAAGCTGCTAGGGTATCAGAAGAACAAGAATGGTTTTGGGCTGATCAACTAAAAGAGCTTCTTGAGATATTGGAGTTAAAAAAAATGAAGAAATGGGAAGCGTGGGAATTAGAATTATTAGAAACATATAAACGACAACCAACGACAATAGGAACTGTTGCTAAGTTACTTTCGCGTTCGGAAGAGGAAGTGCAGCAAAAACTGGAGGAATAGGTATGATTTTAATTTTTGAGGGATTAGATAAATCTGGAAAATCAACTTTGATTGATTGTATAGAAGGAATTAAGATTAAGAATTACTATTTGCCGAAGGACGGTTCCGATGCGGAGCGGCAGAAGATTAAAGATGCTCATCAACTTATACTAGGGATGATAGAAAAATTTAAGGATTCTTCGTATCATGTTATCCTTGATAGAAGTCCTATCTCTGAAATTGTGTATTCGAAAGTTCGTCGAGGATATGAAGCAACGGATGATCCGGATTGGATGAAAATGGTTCATAGGTTACATGGATTGGGAGTTCTTGTTTTCTACTGCACGGCAGAAGATGACGAATTATGGCAACGATGTAAGGAGCATGCTGATCCGGACGCTCGAAGGGGAGAAATCAGTGAGTTAAAAGAACGTTACTTAAAGGTTCTAGGACATGGGAATATTGCTTATCGAGAATTGAATACTAGTAAAACGGGTATTGCCGAATGTCTTCAGGATATTCAATATGTTATTGAAAGATTAGGTGGGGAACTTGGAACTAGATAAAACTTGCCTCCTATCTTTGGGTTATGACTTAGTAAGGAAACCGATTCAGATTATTTCTAAACAAGGAGATTTTCAGAAAGAGCTAGAGAATGTTATTAAGGATCAATGTGAACAATATGATAATTTAGCTGTTTGCTTATCTGGTGGGATTGATAGTGCGGTGATTGCATATTATGCAACTCGTTATGCTAAAAAATTAACGGCGTATACAATGGTGTTTAATTACGACGGTGTTCCTGTTCAAGAGAGTAAATCGTTGGTTAAATTTCTTGATATTCCTCATAAGATAGAAAAGAAAAGCATTAATCGAATGGACATTGATTCAGCATTGCATCATATTCTTGAAATTTATTATCCTTTTGATAAAGGATCCTTGATTCCTATGTATTGGATGTTTGATTCTCTTTCAATGGAAAATTTCGACGGGGTTTTATTTGGAGATGGTGCTGATGAACTATTTGGTGGGTACAATCGGCATTTGAATTTTAATTCATTTTCGTTTCATAATAATATTGAAATTTTTAATGAAGAGGAGATAGAAACTTTGTTTCATTTACGGGTTAGTTCTAAATTGGAAAAGATCACAGATGACTTCAACAGGGTTCAAACGTTAGATGATTTATTAAATTTGGAATTTAAGTATGAATTCCCCAATGCTCATTTATTGAAGATGGAAGCTTTTGCTAGTGAATTTAAAGTTAATACTTTATTTCCATTTCTCGATCAGAATTTTATGAACGTTGCGATGGGGACGAATCCCAAGATTTCTAACGGCGTTAAAAAAGAACCGTTATTTAATTTGTTTCATCAGATGTATGGCGCTAAACGAACTAAGATTCCTTTAAAGTTTGATTATTTAAGTTTATTATCTGTGTCTGATTTGACAGGGTATAAAGTGAAAGATAGATTGAAATGGGCTTATCCGTTTGAGAGGAACTATAATCGAAAGATTTGGATTGCTTATTTGTTAGAGAGATACGAGGAGATTCACGGATGAATATAAAAGATACAAGATCAATTGAGATTAAAGGCGATTTATTAGTAGCAATTTTTGCTCGGCAAAATGAATTACTGAAAAAGTATCAGGAGATTGAAAGGAAAAATGGATTGCTTCAAACAGAGGATATTCCAGTTGATTTAGATGATGCAAAAGGTCAGCAAAGGTTAAAAGATTTTGCTTGGAGAGTTACTGAGGAACTTGGGGAAGCAATGAATTGTTTGAAGAATAAACCCTGGAAGCAGACACAGATGGAAACGGATAAGAATCACTATTATGAAGAATTGGCGGATGCATTTCATTTTTTTATTGAACTGTGCATTCTTTCAGGGATTGACGAAAAGAAATTAGCGGAATTATATTTTAAGAAAAGTTTGGTAAATAAATTTCGACAGAGGAGTAATTATTAATGGAAGTAATTCAAAAAGCTGTTGAATCTTGCGTGAAATGTGGTTTGCAATATGGAAATTCTTCTATTGGTTTTGGAAAGATTGATAAACCATTAATATTTTTTATTGGAACGAATCCATGGGTAGAAAATCATAAGTTTAAAGATGGTCGTGGAATAACTATTTTAAAAAAGAAATTAGCTGAATGGAAATTCGATGATTTTTTTATGGACAACATTGTAAAATGCCAGATGCCTCATGGAGGACAGAAGCCAGATGTTTGGCACGCTGAACATTGTATTCAATATTTGAACGATCAAATCGAGAAAATTAAACCCCGTTTTATTATTTGTTTTGGTTATTATGCATCGATGTATTTTATTGGGGGATACGCTTCTTGGATGGAATATGATAGTTATATGAGTATTCCCGTGTATACAATTCCGCATTTCTCTTCAATATTATATAAGGGAGAACGAGAGCGAATTGATTATTATAAACGATTGAAAGGATTAATCAAGGAATTGAAAAATGAGCTTTAGAGCATTGGGCGTAACTTGTGGGATTGGTTCGATGTTGATTGGTGCAAAACAAGCAGGTTTTGAGATTGCGGGAAATATTGAGTGGCGAGGATACTGTCATACAGGGACTTTTGAGCATAATTTTCCCAATGCTTTTATAGTTAAAAAGTATGATGATTTAACAGAAGAGCAGAAAAAAGATATTCAAGGAATTGATTTAGTTATGGGTCATCCGGATTGCGGTAATTATAGTAAGATGACACAAAATAAGAATCTTCGAGGGAATCCTGGAGATATTCCTTTGTTTGTTTCTTTAATAAAAAAAGTAAACCCAAAAATATTCGTGATGGACAATCTTCCCAAATGTTTGATTGCTTATACAATTAAACAATGGCATAGAGAACTTTCAAATTATGATTTATTTCCCGAATTGGTATGCAATGCTGCATATGGGAATTCTCAAAAGCATAGAAATCGGTTTTTTATGGTTGGGGCAAAGAAAAATCAAAAATTTATTTTTTTGCCAACAGAAATAGAAGATATTCCAAGTATTGATAAATGTTTTGTTAATCTTCCTTATGAAAGAGATATTCCTGAGATTAATCATGAGCATCGTTCTCTTGATGAGCAAAGCGATTATATTTCTTATAAAAAAGATCGGAGGAAGCTTACATATAAAGAAGTGTCAAGAATTTTTTTAGATATACCTAAAGTACTTGAAGAACTTAAGGAAGAAAATATTTCTGAACAGCGGTTAAGAAAACTCGGGTTTAGAAGAAATCTTTCAAATTCTAGGGTTTGGAATCCCCCCTATAGAACGAAAGAGGGAGAGATTAGACTTCGAATTGGCAAATGTAAATTGAATTGGGGAGATCAAGCGTTTTTAGTTACAGGGGGGGAAAATTTGTATCACCCTGAAACTGCGATGCCTCTCACTTGTAGGGAACGAGCTAGAATTCAGGGTTGTCCGGATAATTTTTATTTTGTTTTGCCCAAAAAACATGGTTCTAAGATGTGGAAACAAACGGGGAAATTTATGCCTGTTCAATTTTGTCGATATATTTCAGGGCAAATAATGATTCATTTAATGGGGTTAGATTTTAAATCTTCTGGAGAGCGATTAATAAAATCGAATAGATATATCGATGACGCTAAAAAATGGTATTGTCAAAACATCGGATATGGGGGCATTCAAAATAAGGTTTGTGAAGCTTGTTGGTTGAGTTGCAAAGAGGGTTTTAAAGATGAGAATATTTAATAATTGTTTAGAAATGATTAAAGAAGTTGAGCGGGATCTTTTTGAAATGGGCATTAAATATCAATCTGCAACCGTTCAAGATTTTGATGCTTCTAAAGATAAAGCTTTTGAAACCTTGGAATTGAATGGTTATGCTTATAAATTAACTTCGATGGATCAGTTAGATGAAATGCTTGATTATATGAAAATTTCGAAATTATGGGTGGAAGCAGAACATATTGAGCGATTAGATCCAGGATTTGAAAATCCGGGGAAAGCGTGGAAATTGTATAGGGTTTGGGAACAATATCTTCATGATGGAATTTTTCAATATACTTATAGTGAACGTCTTCGTGAGCAATTAGCTTATGTTATTCGGGAACTGAGAAGAAATTCTAATACTCGTCAAGCAGTTCTTACGATTTATGATCGGTATCAAGATATGATGAATTGGGGGGGAAAGGCTAGAGTTCCTTGTAGTTTATCTTATCAATTTATTATTAGAAATAGGAAACTTCGTTTAATTTATTCGATGAGGAGTTGTGATTTTCTTAAACATTTTGCTGCTGATGTTGCTTTGGCTTTATTATTGCAAGGAGAAATTGCTAAAGAATTAAAGTTGAATCCTGGAACGTTTACTCATTTTTTGGGAAGTCTTCATGCTTTTCACGGGGATATGAAAGACCGGGGAATCTATTAAACACTTATGAGGAGCTTTGTAAACAAGTTGTAGGACTTAAAAATATTTCTTCTAATAGTAACTATTGTATTTAATTTAAAAGTGCTTAAAACGCATGTACGGAGTTTGAAAAATGGTAGATAGGATAAATTGGGATGATTACTTTCTTAAGATTGTAGATACAGTTGCTGAACGGGCAACCTGTAGTCGTGGTAGATCTGCGTGTGTTATTGTAAGCGACGATAGATGCATTCTTTCTACAGGATACGTTGGAAGCCCACACGGTTTCTCTCATTGTGATGATGATGGTCATTTATTTATTAATCAAATGGACGAAGATGGAAAAACAATTTCTCAACACTGTGTTCGAACTATACATTGTGAAGTGAATGCTGTTGCTCAAGCGGCCCGAAGAGGAATATCACTTAACGGGGCTACAGTTTACATTACTATGGAACCCTGTTTTAGTTGCGCAAAGATGCTTATTCAATGCGGGATTAAAAGGGTTGTTTGTAAATATAAATATCAATATGGTGAATTATCTAGATATACTTTAAAGAGAGCAGGCGTTTCATTAGTTGTAAGGGAAAATGAGATATTAGGGTATAACAATGTTCTTGAATGAACTATCTACGAATATTTTAGAGTGGATTGATTCATTAAAGATAATTTCTTTGGATACTGAAACGATTTCGCTTGAGGATAAAACTTTAAACGGATTTAGTTTTGCTGGAATTCGAGATCAGAAACTTGTAGGATATTATGTTCCTTTAAATCACTCGAAAGTAAAGAACATGGATTTTGGGGATGCTTGGAAATTATTGAATAAAATTTGTTTTGTTCCGCAGATAATATTTCATAATTATTCTTTTGATGCTCGAGTTTTAGCTAAATACGGATTGGAGGTGAAATATCCTCCACAAGATACTTTGATATTAGCGCAACTTTGGGATGAGAATAGATCCCATCGATTGAAGGCATTGGTAAAAGATTATTTAAAACGACCGATGTTATCTTATCATGATATTTGTGGAACGGGGAAAAAGAAAGTTAAGTTTCAAGATGCTGATCCAGCTCTTCTTGAAATTTATGGTACTGATGATGCTATTCGTACTTATGAATTATTTGAATATTTATATCCCAAAATGATGAAAGATGAGGATTTGGCTTTCCTTTATCATTATATTGAAAGACCTTTAACGGAGGTTGTTCGAGACATGCAAGTATCGGGTATTCGAATAGATACTTTGATGGTTAAGAACATTGAAAAAATTTGTAAGGAAAAATGTGATGCTTTACAGAAAAAGATTATAAAGAAAGTTGGCGATATAAATATTAATAGTACAAAACAATTACGAGAGTATTTTATCGATAAGTGTCACGCTCCTGTAGTAAAGGCATCAAAGAAAACGGGAATCCCGTCTGTTGATAGGGAAACTTTAGAGAAATATTCTGAGATGTTTCCAGAAGCTGCGTGGATTTTAACTTATCGAAAATATTATAAGATTTATACTTCATTTGTTCCTGCTTTGAGTTCTGAGAGAATATATGCGTCATTTAATCAATCTGGGACAGTTAGTGGAAGATTTTCTAGTTCTAATCCTAATATGCAGAATATTCCACGCGAGGACGAGTTTGGAATTCGGAAGGCTATTCTTCCGGACGAGGATCAGTTGATTATTTGCGCGGATTATTCTCAAATTGAGTTACGTATTTTAGCACATTTTAGTCGAGATCCGGTATTAGTGAAGGCATATCAAAACGGGGAAGATATTCACCAAATAACGGCGGATGCTTGTGGATGTAGCAGAATGATGGCGAAAACGATTAATTTTGGGTTGATGTATAGAATGTCTTCCCGGACGTTAGCGAAGCAATTGAAGATTAATCAAAAAGAGGCTCATATGTATGTGGAAGGATACTTTGAATCGTATGAGGCTATTCCAAGATTTTACGAGGATGTTATTAAAGAGTCTATTCAACATGGATATATTCGAACACTTTATGGAAGAAAACGACGATTAACGAGAAATTATTATCAAAAAGATCACGGTGGAAAGTACCATGAGATGTCTAGTATTATTAATTCGAAGATTCAAGGGACTTCTGCTGATATTATTAAATATGCGATGGTTAAAATGTTTCAACCTTTAAACGCTCTTGGAGCTCGAATTCTTTTAACTGTTCATGATGAGGTTGTTGTAAGTACTTCGAAAGAGAATTTATTATCTTGTTGCAAAATTATAAAAGAAGCGATGCTTGAAGTAGCTCAATTATCTATACCTGTTGAAATAGATATTAGGATAGGTCGAACTTGGGGGGAGGCGAAACATGGTCCAACCCCGCAGGAATATGATGCGAATCCGCTGATATTAGGGTGAAAGTTTATTATAGTTAAACGTATTCGCCCCCTTGGTGAGTCAGATGGGAAAATTATTAGACCAATATAAAATACAGATAAAGAATTATAGAAAATTTAAGGGTCAGCAAAGGAATTTAAGGACATTTCCAAGATGTTCTTCTGATAGCGTTGAAGTAGTGGTAATGAACAGTTTAGATCCAATTAAAAGAATTCGAACAAGAATTGTTGAGATAGGAAGGTTCGGACGTCAAGGATATTCTCATGTTGTTACGAGGATTAAATGCCCGGAATGCGGAAATATTCTTGAAGTTGATAAAAGGTGGTTAGGTTTTATTTGTACGAACCATAAAAAAAGAATATGGGAAGTTGTTGAGGTATATGAAAAGAATGGCAAAAGATTTAAGTGATGAAGTATCCAAAAATTAAGCTTCTTGGACATAAGGACAATGATGGCATTCTGACTAAGGGTGATCATCTTTATATTGAAGAAAAAATCGATGGCGGAAATTTTCGGTTTATGTTGACCGAAGAAGGAAAGCTATTCTTTGGTTCTCGAAAGGTTGATCTTGGAGATGAGGATAAAGATTTCGAGGGACAGTTTCATCGATGTATTGAATATATTAAGGAAAACATTAATCAAGAGTACAGGGAAAGGATTGGAAGCTCAGCAGTATTTTTTGGAGAAAGTTGCACTAAACATACTGTGAATTATGATTGGGAGAAGATTCCCCCGTGTCTTATTTATGATATTTATGATTTACACAAAGAGTGTTTTATGAATGCTACAAAGGTACATAGAAGTTGTCGACAGATGAACTTACTGATGGTTCCCATTCTTGAATTCGCAAGATATGGGGAAGGTCCGATTAAAACGTGGATTGAAAAAACAGAGTTTCCATCTGAATATGCTTTAGATGGTAAAGCTGAAGGTATTGTTATTAAAAATTATGATAAACAATTATTCGCAAAAATTATTGATCCTAGATTTAAGGAGAAAAATAAAGAGACTTTTGGTAAAGGAAAGAAATGGGCGGAAGATGATACGGAAAGATTTATTGCGACTTATTGCACAAATATGAGGATCGAAAAATTTATATTTAAATTGATTGATGAGGGGCATAAGTTAGATAGGACAATGATGAAGTATCTTCCGGTTGGCGTTTATAAGGATATCTGGGAAGAGGAATGGCAAGAGATTATTTTTACTAAATTTGTTTTAGATACAAATAGTATAAAGAAGGCAGTTGCTAAACGATGTTTAAAGGTTCTTGATGATATGATGATTAATAATGCTTTGAATAAGGTGGAATAATGGTAGAAAAAAGTAAAGTTGAAGTACGTGAAGAGTTTGATACGAATGCGATTAAGTGGGGATATCGAGTTGGTATAACCGATACTGCAATTGCGAAGCCCTTGTATTGGTGCGTTTTAAATATTTATAATTTACAACAACAACTAGAAAAGATTATAAAA